TGTCTAGCCTTGATATCAAAGTTTTCTTTGTACTTGTAGGCAGCAAGCTCCTGCTTTAAGTCATAGTTTTCTTGTTCAACCATGAAGCGACGCTTGCGCTCTTCGTTCAGGTCATTCATAAGCTCGACTGCGACCTCTCTCCAGTCAAGGTTGATTACCTTAAACAAGCGCTTGTGTTTGAGTTTGAATTTAGTAAATAGTTTCATGGTTGCTCCTTTTTAAATTGCAGTTTTCTGCCAGTTTTTGTGATACCAGTCAATGACTGCATCCCTTGGATATTTCTCACGCTTGCCTTCAATCCGTGGAAAGTCTGCGTGTCGGTTGAAGCGCTCGTCGAATGTCGTCGTGTCCTTGGTTCCAAGTAGCATCTCTGAGCATTGCGACTTGTTCAATTCCATCGGATAGCGCTTTTTCTCGTCTGTGATAATAGTCATGACCTTGAGCGTTCTATCCATTAGTCCAGCTTCAAACTGGTCTAATAGTTGCATCATTAAATCGTTCATGTTATAATTTCCTTGAATAATTTTGTTGAGCGCCTGATTGCCGTCAGGTGCTTTTTTGCTATCCCCTTTTCTGCTATAATGAATCCAGAAAGGAGGGTTAAAAATGTCATTTGATAAAAATATAGCCGATAAGATCCTAGAGTTTGCTAAGCTGGAACCGACTGTCCCAGTAGGCACTTCTCATGATTTCCGTTCTGAAGAGTTTGATCAAGATGATTTTAGAGATACCGCCAAGAAACTAATCTCAACTGGTCAAATTTCAGGACATCTTGAGGAAGATTTCTCAGGATTCTATATCGCATTCAGATTGTAATTTCTGAATTTCAGCAATCACCGTCGCATCTATTTCAATAACATCTGGAATTGCTGTGATGGTGATTTTTGGTTTCTTATCCGCAGGCATTTCTAGTTTAAAATCAATTACCCCTCTGCCAAGCTCCCAGTCATTGATTTTTACTGAATAACCTGACGAATTAAGAGATTGACCCTCAGTAGGTTCTTGCTTCGGTTTAATACTTAGTTTTAATTGCTTCATGCGCACTCCTTTTCAATTTTGCACTGTCCTTGATTGCCGTCAAGGACTTTTTTATTTTGCGAATGTGTACACGCTACCGTTTGTGGCGTAGTAGGTCAGCTCGTTCATTTTACGAGCGAATCGCTCGTCTGTTGTAATCAGCAAGCGTTCTTTTAATAGCGTTGATAGTTGATAGTGGTTTCTCTCGAAATCTGCTATCAGCTTTTTTCTTTCCTCTATTGTCAAAATGGTAAGGTCCTCCTGTCCTCTGCGCTTTCAGGATATTTAAAAGTCAAATCCTTTGCGCCCTTTGCAACTCGGCTGACCAAGCTAGAATCATATATATTTTTCATTTCCTGACCCGTCAAGTTTGTGGTTATGATTGTTTTGTCCCTGGCATCCAGCAAGTTATAAAGAAAATCTTTCTTCCAATTTGCTTGCTCGCCTTTCCCAAAATCGTCTAGAATTAAGTAGTCGACTTTTTTTAGTAGCTCCAACCACTCGTCCGTTGTCCGTGCATCTGCTCGACCGAACCCGCTTTGGATTTTTTGAAACATTGTCGGAACGTTCATAAAAAGCACGCTCTTTGGCTCATTATTGGCTTTAAAGTCAATGTTCAACTTCTTAGCGATTGAGATAGCCAGATGAGTTTTCCCTCGTCCAGCTTTACCTAAAATAACTGCGTTCCCTTTGCCATCGTTGAAGTAATGCTTGGCAACTCGTAGCGCATAATTCTTGGCCAGCTCATCCGACTCATTCGATACTGTGAATGTGCTGAAGCTCGCTTCTTTCATGTCGCTTGGGATGATGCTATTTCTTGCCAGCACGTCATAGGTACTTGAAAAGATAGACGAGATATAGGCTTCACCAATCTTCTTCTCTTGCTCTCTTGCCATGTCTTCCCTTTGGCATTCAGGGCAGAAAGTTGGTTGATAAGGTGTTTTTCGTCCTTTGGCTTTGACTGGATACTTGAACGTCCACATATAGCAATTATGCTTCTTACACATTTCGTTTTCATTCACATAGTGAATTGGTTCAAGGCTTAGTTTTTCCATTTGACCTCCTTTCTAGAATGGCAACGGGTCGTCGTACATTTGTATAACTGAATTACCCTCAACTCTTGATTTCGGAGTCGTGTTTTTAGAATTTTGCCTTTTCTGCTCATGCTCTTCCACTTGTTCAAGCGAAGTAAATCCCTCTTTTCTCCAATTTTCCAAAATCGCTTTTAGATATTTAAAACTTGGACGATGGATTTCTGAAGTAATTTCAATAGCATGGTTCAACAGTTCAAAACTCATTCCATCAAGTCCTACATATTCAAGTAGTTGTTGATGTTGTTTCTCATTGATACGAATACCACTGGCTTTTAGATTTTCAGCTAAACTTGGACTGATAGATGTATTATTATCTATCTCTTTATCTATATCTATATCTATATCTATATCTCCGTTGCGTTTTGTTGCATCGGTGTTGCATTGCAACGCTTTTCTAGACTCTCGATGCTTGCGAGCCCTACGGGTGCTTGCAGTTTCACTACCTATCATCTCTGGAACTTGTTCCAATTTGTATTGAAAATTGTCCGAGGTGGTAAGTAAGTTTTTTTGACTTAGGAATAGCAAAGCCATTCGGATAGCTTCAGGATCTTCATCGATGAGTAGTGCTAATTCTTCAGCTAAATCATCGGCCAATCCCTCGAAGTATATCTTGCCCTCGTCTGCTAAGCTGACAAGCATGATTTTTAGATAGATGATAGTGATCTCTTCGCCCCCTGGAAGTTTTCTCATTAACTTCATTTCTTTAGTTTTGAAAAAATCTTCCTTCAGCTGAAGCCAGTAATATCTTCTATTTGCTAAAGCTATTTTTGCTCAACTCCTTTCTAAACGAATTTTCGTTCACTCGATTAAAAAAATTAAGCAGTTGACTCTGCTGAAGTGAAAAGGTATTTTAGTTCATATTCTGGAAAGAATTTTTCTTGAACTAACATAGCCTCTTGAAACGTAAACGGATACTTCCCTTTCAGCTTGTCGCTGACAGTTTGAGATCTAACAGATAAATAATCTGCAATATCTACGATAGAAATCCCCTTCTCTTTTCGTGCGATGTCGATGTTCAACATATATGCAACTCCTTTCTAAACGAATTTTCGTTTATTAGACTTTAAAATTAAGCTCGTTGCTGAGCTTGGTTATATAATAAACCATTTTTCGTTCACTGTCAACCCTTTTTTATAATTTTTTTAAATTTATTTTTCTTTACAAACGATTTTTCGTGTGTTATAATGAGGAAAAAGGAGAAAGAGCTATGACAGAACAACAACTAAGAGAACTCATAGAATTAAAATATGGTAGTGTTCGACAAATGGCATTGAAGATTGATATGCCAGCCTCTACTATCAATTCTATTCTAAATAGAGGAATCCTAAAATCTAACGTTGACAATATATTCAAGATTTGCTCAGCCCTTGACATTCGTCCAGAAAGTCTTGCTGAAGGGATGGATTTCCATAAGCAAAACGAAGATTCGTCCGATATCGTGGCGATATACAACCAACTAGACGAAGAACGTCAAGAAAATGTAGTCGACTACGCTACTGCCCTATTAAACGAGCAAAACAACATGAAGACATCAACAGTTCTAGAGAAGTACAAAGACGATGACTACATTATAGACTACGTCGAGGGATTGGTTGCTGCAGGTCATGGAACGTTTCAGGAAGATAACCTACACATGGAAGTCAGACTCAGAGCTGATGATGTGCCTAACGACTACGACACTATCGCTAAAGTGGCAGGCGATAGCATGGAACCGCTTATAGAAGATAACGACCTATTGTTTATCAAGGTTACTAGTCAAGTCGATATCAACTCAATCGGTATCTTCCAGATAAATGGAAAGAACTTCGTCAAGAAACTTAAAAGAGATTATGACGGATCCTGGTACTTGCAAAGTTTAAATAGTGGATACGAGGAAATCCACTTGTCAGAAAATGACGATATCCGAACAATCGGAGAGGTCGTAGATATTTACAAGGTTTAAAAAGGTGCAATTTAAAATTTCACCTTCAGAGAGGTTTTAATATGGGAATATTTAATTTTTTATTTGGAAGTAAAAAACCAAAAGAGTCGCAACAAATTTCTGTCACTGTTTCCCGTTCTAAAGAGTTTGACTACTATGGGCCTGAATATTTCAGGATACTAAACTCAAGACCTAATATGCATGAAATTTATGGTAGAAGTTTTGATTTTCCAAAATACAACGATAGATTTATAACTCCAGAGGGATATCCTCTTAGAGAGTTATTGCTCTTGGTTTGGTGGGGTAAAACAAAAAGTGGAAGAAAATCGACTATCTCAATCCCTCAATATTTTTTCTATGACTACAATTTAAACGCTGAAAAAATAACAAGAAAATTCAAAGATAAATCTTTACTTTATGATGATGATGGCAAAACACTTTTGACTGAAGAAGGGAAGGCTATTGCTGACAAATACTCGTCACTATGGGAAATACACTCAGCTAAAGAATATCCGACAAATCTTGACATCGACTTTCCGACTTGGAACAAAAACAAATTTGATTTAATGATGTGTCAAATGCAAATAAGATATCATAGCGAATACGCTAATTTCTGCAAAGAATTAGTTAATTATTTCAACTCCCTAAATGCACCGACAAGCGCTTTAGAAATTCACAATGAAATCAATCGCTACATAAATGAAATGAATAGTAATTTAGCAATAGTGAATGACTTGAAAGAAAAATTGAGCATCTTACAAGATCGAGTAAATGAAATATGACAAAACAAAAAAAGCCCCACGCTCAGAAGTTTGGCGACCGAGAGCGTGAGGCAGCAGTATAGTAATAGGCATTAAAAAGCCCGTTTTACTATACCCATTTTATCAAGAAATGAGGTGAAAAGCAAATGGCATACTTCAGAAAACGAGCGAATGGTTGGGAGTATCGCATATCTTACAAGGACACCGACGGGAAATATAAGCAGAAATCTAAAAGCGGATTTAAGACAAAAAAACTAGCGCAAGTCGAAGCCTTGGAAGTGGAGCAAAGCCTTTCGCAGAATTTACTGACCGACAAAGACGTTACTTTGTATGATTTTGTCAAAATGTGGTCTGACGTTTACAAGCGCCCACACGTCAAGGATAAAACCTGGGATACATACAAAAAGAACCTGAAACATATTGAAACTTATTTTGGATCAATGAAAATCAAGGACATAACGCCCCTATATTATCAGAAAAAACTAAATGAGTTTGGCGAGAAATACGCTCAAGAAACACTTGAGAAATTTCACTATCAAATCAAAGGCGCTTTGAAAGTCGCAGTCCGTGAGCAAGTGATCAGCTACAACTTCGCAGACGATGCAAAAGTTAGATCACAAATTGAAAACCGAGCAGAAGAGAATGACTTTTTGGAAGAAAGCGAGTATAAGGCTCTAATTTCGTCCACACGCTCGAATATCAAGTACGTGTCCTATTTCACCCTCTATCTCCTTTCGGTGACTGGTATGCGCTTTTCTGAGGCTCTGGGGCTTACATGGGACGACATTGACTTTAAAAATGGAATCATAGATATAAACAAGTCTTTTGATTATTCCAAAACGCAAGATTTCGGAGATTTAAAAAATGAGAGTTCAAAAAGAAAAATCCCAATCGACAGGATCACGATCGAAACTTTAAAAACGTATAGAAAGAGCTACTGGCAAGCAAACATTAAAAACAGGGTGTGTTTCGGAGTTTCAAATTCAGCTTGTAACAAGCTGATAAAGCGCCTGGTGGGTCGTCCAGTAAGAAACCATAGCCTGCGACATACTTACGCTTCTTACCTGATACTCAAAGGTATTGACATTGTGACCATATCGAAGCTACTAGGACATGAAAGCCCAGATATAACATTGAAAGTATATTCTCATCAAATGGAAGCACTAGCTGATAAGAACTTCGAGCAGATAAAAGAAATATTCCTAACCGCTTAAATTTGGGGCGAATTTGGGGCGAACTACCCACAAAGACCGATAAATCAATAGTTTTTAATCCGTCTACCGCCTTTTTTTACCTATTTTATAGGAATTTATCCGAAAAGAAAGCCCGATTTTCCGGGCTTTTTTGTTTTTCTTTTAGGATAAAAAAGGATAACTTTAAAAATTATTTGGGGCGAGTTTGGGGCAAGAATATTTTTGAGCAAACAAAAAAACCGCCAGCGATTGCCAGCGGTCGTGTGTAATTAAATTTTGAAAGCCTTTCTTTTTTTATTTAGTTGTAATCAAGCCATCAGGCTCGATTGTGAATTCTGCTTGCTCAGCCAATCGGCCATCTTCAAGCATGAGGTAATATCCGCCATTGTATGGCACGAACGTATTTGATACCATATCGCCATTTTCAGCATCCAGGTAATACCACTTCTCGTAGTATTTAACCCAACCAGTCTGCATGGCACCGTCTGCATTGAAATAGTACCACTTGCCATTGATTTTTTTCCAGCCAGTGTTGGCCATATAGCCGTCCTTATCGAACCAATACCAGTTTCCATCTGTGTGCTTGAGCCATTTGTCAGAGTACATATAGCCTGACTCATCAAAATAGAACCATGATTTATTTTCCTCAATGTACTCAAATTCTCCCTTAGGGTATGAGCCGTTAGCTCTAGCATACCAGTAACCATTGTCATCCTTTTGCCAGCCTTTTTTAGGTGTTTCAGGCTGTGCATTAGGATTGGTCAGGCGGTAAATGTAATAGTAAGGGCGTCCAGCATATACCCAGATGTCATCATGGTCATTAACTGAAATCCCATCATAGCGATAATTACAATGGATGATGTTATCACTATCAATAAAAATCCCTGTATGTCCACCAGCACCAGCTGAGGCTCCTTTACGCCCCCATATAAAGACATCTCCTCTCTGAGCGTCCCATGGCGTATTCTCTGAGATGAGAGTGTAGCCATTGTTAATCAGCCATTGGTGCTCATACTCTGTATTGACAGCCCATCCTGCTGATACTGCTCCAGCGCTCCTCAAAGCGTAGTAGACAGAGCTTGAACAATCATAAGAGTCATCTCCGTCCCGTTCTTCCATGCTATAAGAGACTCGCCCCTGTCTAGCTTTCATCCATGCAATAGCATTTTCAATATTTATTGTCATTTATTATTTTTCCTTTCAAATTACGGCAAGCGGTCAGGCCATGGGTCATCCGTGATATACGAGATAGCACTTACACGGATATCTCCAATGTCCTGAGTTGTTGACACTGGCTCAGTGAATTGGAAACGCAAATGATTAGCGTCAGCACTTGAGCCTACATACCATGTGCCATAAGGGATACCGCTATCGTTAAATATTTGACCAATTAGTGAGAATGGCGCTCTAAACCCATAAGGGATTGCCCCATTGTTTAAGATATAGACTTTTCTATCTCTATCACTCGGATGTGCTGCATATCCTGGACTGTTACGCCGTTTAATACCAAACCAACCCCAGCTTAGCCCATCAAATCGGTAAGTGACAGTGTTGTTAATACGTCTGACATGAACCGCTGAGGCTCCTAGCACTGATAGAGCTGGCAACTTCCTCCATCCAGTGTCCCCTGTCAAAACCTCCCACCCCTGAGAGTCAGTTCCTGAGCGTTTGATCCATTTAAGAGCGCCATTCGTGGCTACTGTGTCCACATAGGTCGTCCCCACAGGGGCGCTGACTTTACCGTTTGGCATACCAGTCCCGTGAATTTCATACTGATTGACTTGTCCGGCGGGTGTGTTTGATGTCGGTTGACTTGGTAGCGTTACACTACCCCCACCGTCAGACAGAATGAGCGTGTTTCCGGATAAGGTCAATTTTTGCGGAATACCCACGCCGTCACGGCCATCTGCTCCTTTTGGTCCAGTTAAACCGATTGGCCCTTGAGGTCCGACTGGTCCAGGTAAGCCAGCAGGTCCTTGTTCCCCTCGTTCTCCACGAGGTCCAGGTTCTCCATCTCGCCCACGCTCACCCTGAATGCCTTGTAAACCGTCTGCGCCTCTTGGGCCAATGTCGCCTTGTGGACCACGTTCACCTGTTTCCCCTTTAGGTCCTGGTGGACCTTGCAGACCTTGAAGTCCTTGAGGACCAACTTCTCCTGGAGTACCCTGCGGTCCAGGCTCTCCTTTGTCACCCTTTGGACCAGGAGTCAGTGAAATATTCTGCAACTCTTCTTTAGTCGCAAACTGACTTGTATCAGGTTCAGGCTTAGCTTCTAATAGGGCTAATCGTCTAATGACTTCAGAGTCGTCATAGGTCGCACCTTCAATCTTGATATGCTTCAATGCTTCCTCTAATTCTGACTTGGTCACAATGTCAGTCACTGCCACAATGCGTTTAGTTTCCTTCTCGATGACAGGGGCACCGTCGAGCTTGTCGATTTCAGAAACACGTACACCAAACGAGAATCTGAAAAGGTCTGCAGATTGCAGGTCTTTCTCAGCGTAGACAAAACCAGTCACGGTTTCGTCAGTCGTGATCATCGATGTATCAAATGGAATTGAAACATGCTTATCTTCAACTACTCCAGCAACTTCTAGAAAACGATTTGTCTTCTTGAAGTGGAATAGGACGGTCACTTTCTCAGCGCTGATACTATTCAAGGTCAGGTCAATAAATGCGCTATTCTTGTCATGCGAGTAGAACTCTTCACTTACTTTATCAGCGCCATCTCGGACATTCACACAAATGTCCGTATCTTTCTTTATGGCCTTTTTCAAATGCTAACCTCCTTTCTAATAAAAAAGAGAGCCTAGTAGGCTCTCTAATCTTTAATCTTCGTTCGGTTTGTAGTATTCAAGTGCTCTAGAGCTATCTGAAAGCCCTGAAGTTGTCGGATCGTTGACCACTCCCAAAAGAACTAGAATGTAAACAAACGTGTTCACACCGTCCTGAATGTTCTTTGGAATTTCAAGGCCAAACTGCTGAGCCATCAAAAAGATAGCTCCCAATAGAGCGATAAGAGTGACCTTGTTCTGTAGTCTTAATTTCCAGTTGATTTTATCCATTTTTAATTCCTCACTTCTAATTGTGTGTATTTACTGTAGAGGCTATCGATGTATCCATTGCCTCCTAGTTTCTTGTAGCTACTGTGCATTTTGTGCACGATATCTGATTCATGGACTGTAGTATATCCACGATTGATAGCGGTAGTCATGTCTCTTTCAAGTCTCAGATACATTGTGACTAGATGAGCCTCATCATGGACTACTAGCTTATCGTTAACCTCGCTTATTTTCCTGTTATTATCCTCTCCGACCACACGGATGTCATTGACTGATGACTGGATAGTGCCTAGCTCGTCTTTGAGCTCATGAAACTGTTGTTTATTCAAGTTTCCTGATTTACTAGCACGCATACCAAACCAACCAGTGGCAATCACGCCAATAGTAGGGGCAAGTTGAGCGATAGCGTGTATCATTTTTTCAAAGATTTCAACCCATGTCATAACCTCCCCCTTGTCTAATCAATACGAGGCATGACCACAGTCAAGACACCTTGTTGTAGCATTTCAGCAAGTGACTGCTCTTTGTATGTGTAGCCCTCTGTGGCTTGCATTTGAAACTTAAAGATAGTTTGCGTACCCTTTGGCCATTTTGCATTAGTATCAAATGGATAAGCACCTGAGATGATGTCTCCGTTGTTGTAACGTTTATCCTTAGCAAGTGGCTTGATGAATGCTGCCACTTTGCTATAAGCATGAGTAGCCATACCTCCATTTTGTGAAACAGCAAGAGCAATCAAGACCTCAGTGATAGCTGATACTGTGTCAAGATTTTCCTTGTTTTCGGTTGCTGCTTGCTCAGCTTTATCCGTTGCCTCTTTGTTCTTTTGCAACTCTTGAGCTACTTTGCTGAATTTCTCGTTTTCAGCTCGATTTGGGAAATTCTCCTCATAGATCGACTCCAGAGCTAATTCAAAAAGCTCTGTATTTGATAAGCTGATTTTATCAGCTGGCAGCAAGATTGGAACGTTTGCTCCATTTGCATTGACTAAAGTGACCTTAGTGGCTGATACTGCACCACTTCCATCGTATTCTAGTGATTTTGAACCGTATTCTAATTTCATATATTTTCCTTTCGTTTTTTAAGTTATGGGTAAGGGTCATTTGTAATATAGGTTACTGTACCCGTCCAGTATTTGCTCCCTTGAGCTTTACTTGTCAAGCGGATTTTACCATCTGAGGCGAGATGTAAGATAGCTGTGCCTGTTGAAATTAAGCCAGCAAATCCTTGCAATACAAAGTCGACCTCTTGAGCTGGTCTAAATCCAGCTGGTATTGTTTCTTTGACTTCTCGATAATCAGAAACCGTGTCAATGTTGGTTATTTTTCTTTCTGTTGAAATTGTGACAAGATTGCCATTTCTTGTTATGTTACCGTTAATGAACCAGCCTAGCTCTATCTTTCTTTTAGCTATTTTTGGCGTGGTAATAAAATCTGAATTATTGGTTGACTCAGATTGTTGAGCAACATATCGCCACGGCCTCCAAACGTTATCAAAACCATTCTCTCTTATAGCCATGTATCCAGCTGAGGTAGTGAAACGTTGGATACATTCATGAGAACCAGGGTTAGGTCTAAAAACCTCTAGCATTCCCCAAGCGCCAGAAAAGGGATTGTTTTGAGAGCTGCCATCTATCCACCAATGTCCAGTGTCTTTCATGTTATTGAAATCTTGTTTGATGTTCTTTCCAAAACCTCTGCTATCGGTTAGCTGATACTGTTGAATAGGCTGGTCATTAGCGTATATGTCGCCTTTTACATCAAGGGCGCCCTGCTCTCTGATTTTGTTGACACCTACGCCTGAACGGTCATAAGAGAAAACCACGCTTTCTGTGGCTACGTTGACCATGAACTCGGTACGAGTGAATTTGTCCTCAAGAATACCGATGACCACCCATGACTGATTAGCAAGATAATTACCTGCAAGATTAGCCTGAGAATTGACTAGACTTGAAATGCTTGACCAGGTACCAGTTGCTTGACCGTTGTCAACCGTAAAGGCATTTGTGCCTAGCTTAGCCACTTTGAAAGTCAAGGTCATTGTGTTCTTTTGACTTCCTCCCACTGTGAGAGGTGCTATCTTGGCATTTCTCGTAGCGGTCAAGGTGCTAGAGGTTGAACCAGTTCGTGCAATGCTAAAGCTCAATGCTGGAGCAAAATACTCAAGTACGGTTACAGATACCTCTCTAACATCTGACCATCTACCACGGCTATCAGATACACTAGCTCTGATTTTGATAGTGCCGTGATAATTCATAATGCCAAGGCTCCCACCGTTTGAGTTAGTGGCTTGATTTTTACCGACAATCTCAGCACGGTATCCTGTAATGGTTGAGCCATAGGTGCCTTTAGCGCCATTGAAATCAACCTTGATATTAGAGATGACCTGAATGAACGTGTCAGAGTTAGAGATGAGGTTTTGTGCTGCACCATTCAAGTCTGATAGAGTGACACCTGTGAAAGTAGGCTTGACATTTCCTGGTACGCTTGCCGTGAATGTAGTGGACTGTGTTCCTGTCTTGGTAGAGCCTGAGTAAGTGTCGACAAAGATTGTTCCTGTACCACTTGCTGAGTTAGGGATGTCATTAGCAAAATCAATAGGGATTGGCCATGTAGCAGATGTGTCTACATTCGTTGCAATCGTCCCTGACTTACCTGCCCATGAATAGCGCACTGTATGCTTGAAACTTGAACTTTGACGGTTAATATTGATAGTAACTGAACTACCAATAACTCCAGGGCTCACGCTTACAGAGCTAGAGCGTGGTATAGTTGTCAGACTGAGACTTGCTGAGACTGTGATAGTACCATGCAAGCCATTGTTAGGATTGAACGTACAAGAAATAGGGAGCTTTTTAGTCCCGTCTGCATTGTGTGAGATTGTGCTTGAACCACTAGCAAGCGTGTACTCCTCGCCTGAGGTCGCCCACGTCGGGTAGCTATAATGCACGTTACGACCATCTAAATTGAGAGACAAAGTACTGTCTCCTTGATGGTTATGAGTGTAATAGGCGCCTGTACGGCTGACTGTCATTCGCCAGTTTACAGTTGATGTGTTAGCTGTGATGCTCTGAGAGCCCTGCTCTACATAAACATTGAGATACAAGCTCCCACTTGAATTACTAAACTTTGCCATTTTACTCCTCTCTATCCTACATACCTGATGACATTCATGTCAGGATTGATGTGATACTGTTCCTCTCGATACCGTCCAATTTGAATGGTTTTAGAAAAGATACCATTCTCAATGTGGATAACACCTTGAGAAATATACATAACCTCAACCCCTGCAGAATACATTGAAATCCGCCCGTTTGGACTAAACAGCATACTTGATGACCCGTCATTCTTACCAATCACAAGCCCCTCATTTGATGAGCTCATGTAAGTATCAATGAAATTCCAACGGTCAGACAATTCTCCAAGGTCTTTGGCAATGTTTGACACACGCTGACTAGCTGAAATTAAATCAGCCTCTGATTGTGCTCTTGCCTCATCGTTTGCCTGGACAAAATCTTTATAGGCCTTTATCCAGTTATCAAGCGTATCAGCACTAGCTTTAGCCTCAAGCTCAGCTTGGATGATACCAGCTTTCTCGTTTAGAGCGTTTAACTGTTCTTGAGTCAAACCTTGGTCAGCTTTTGAGTTAAGGTTATCCTCAATATCTTCAGGAGCTGGTATCCAATCAATAGGGATTGTACCTGTGTTAACCCTCAAATTTGAGATGATAACCGTCCCCTTTGAACCATCCTCAAGGTCAAGGTTTAAGAAGATTTCTTGAACAAAGTCGCTAGTTCGGCCATTGGTATAATCTTTCCATTCAAACGGCTGAGAATAAGTACCAGTTTTTCTAGTAGTAGTATCTATGTATGGTTTACCTAAGACTGCATTATTAGTTGTATAGTCCCACTGTTCAGGGGAGCCATTGCTATACTTAACAACACGATTAAGTCTAAAACCATTAACGGTCTCAGAGGCTACATAGTCAAATGATAAATACAATGGTTGAATAGAACGCCATTTATAGCTTGGCGGAGCAAGCCTGTAGATTTTACCATCAAGGCCAATAGTAGGTCTTGATGTGCCTAGCGCAAAGTTTCTAGCGCCCATTTTGACATTATCAAATAGCGCCGTCCACTTGTAGCTTGTAGGATCCTGGCTGTCTGCCTCTGTAAAATCTGTGTACGTCCCAAAATAGCGCTTGTTGGTGCTTGATGACGTACTGAACCCATCACGCCCATCCTCTGAATTGGACCAAGCTCTATGCAAGTACTGAGTCTTTCCTGCCGTTCCGTCAGATGTATTGATAAGCGTCAACTGCTCAGAGGCTACCTCTTTGTTATCAATCCATGCTGACACCGTCAAAACCATCTTTTGGTTGATGTCAGAGGCTCGGACAATGTAACTAGAGCTTGTAGCTTTGATTACACCATTTACCACCCAACGCCATCCAGCGTTGATAACCTTGTTCCCTTTCGTGAGAGTAGGAGTCACAATCGTCTGACCTTGACCATTCTTAAAGGCTACACCGTTGTCAGTAGCCAATTTGATTGTGTAAGGCTTAGCCTCTTCTATCATCCTGTCTAGTTGTTGCTGAATACCTTGAGAAAGTCTATTCTCAAGCGCTTTTGCGTTTGAAAAAGTGGTCTTGTTATTCTTCGGATTGGTAAAGCTGATAGTTTGCTCAGATACCCTCATCTCAAGCAAAAGAGTAGGGTTAAATCCGTCATCATAGACCTTGACTGTATCCCCGATATCTAAATCTGCGAACCCCTCTGCCTCGTAAGTGACTGCAGGGTAGCAATTCTTCTTCAGTTCACGGTAAGCCATCGAACGGATGACCTCAGGATTTGAACTTTCTACCGTCATGTCTTTACGAGTCCACTGGTCACGATCGCCTGTTGAGTGAGTAAATGTAGATGGATACATCTGCATTGAGAGAGGGGCATACAAAGCAGCTCCCGACTGATAAAACTCACGCTCGCCCTTTGCGTTGTTAACTGACCAAGGACCAAGGCCTCTAATATCAACTACGTTGCCTTTATCATCCTTACCAGTAGGTACTACAGTGTTGTAGATCCTGGTCTTATCAATCGTGCGAGTTAAGGTTTTTAGATTTTTGCCGTAAACCAATACAGTCGGACTCAACTGACCTACACCTTGATGGTTATCATCATGCTCATGGTAGACATTGACGGTGAATGACTTGATAGAACTATCAGCATTCAACCTTGTGTCGAATTCAATCTCAGCACCAAACTTCTTGGCCAGACTTAGTAGCCTATTCAGTTTAGTATCTGTGCCCTCCCACTCAGCAGAAATCTTCTTGTCTGATACTTCATTAATACCGATTTTCAAGAAAGTATAGTTGAGCAGGTCCATCTCCTCGCAAAACTCCTTGAAGCTCATAGCCTTAGGAGATTTATAAGGAATTGAGTACTCATTGATAAGTTCAAGGTTTAGGTTGATGCCGTAGCATTTAATGACCTTCTCGTTTTCCTCGACTTTTCGGATAGTATGCAGGTAGGTTTTGCCTTTGTAATGGAACGACACAAATGCCTTCTCGTTTAGAGCGTTATAGGCTCTTTTTTGTCCGATGTCTGAGATAATGGCCTTTTTAAAGACCGTAAAGTCAAAGATACTAGAGCCTGTTTCGAGGTATCTTGTCCAGGAGTCATTAAAATAGTTCAACGTTCCCTGCTTGTTATTGTCAATAAAAGCCACTTTTCTCAGACTTGAATCATGGATTGTTAATAACATTACAAATACCTCTCTTCAAACTCCACTTTGATAGTAGGCTTGGTCTTAATCCAACTTGAGCAATAGACTTCCAATCGGCTATTGCCTGGAGGGATAGTCAGCCAGTGCGAACCGTCAACGACGTCTACTGTCCTCTCAATTCCGTCAAGCGTTACTGAGTCCGTCTCGCTATTGACAATGAGATTAGAGCCGATAGGGTACCGATTAGGTACATCTCCAATAGATGGCACAAAGTCCTTACGAAACATCAACTCATCAACGTACATATGCGACACCATAGGTTTATCGTGATAAGCTCCTAAGGTCACATGGGTTTTAGCTGATTTTCTATCCTTGATTTCAGGAATGACAAAGCTATAATACGAGCCATTATAGTAGACTTGAACCCTTTCTGCGTTTCGCTTGAGCTCAAACTGACCTCTTGATGGGACAAACGGATTTTTGTTTTTATCGTCAGAACCAGTGAAAGTGAAACATTTCAAAAAGTTATACTTTCCTTTCCCGTCCGAACCGAAAACATTGAACTCACATTCTTGCCCTTTAGAGCGTTTGAACGTCTCGACGCCATACAGAAATTGACCGCTAGTGTCTGATACAGTTATCTTAATAAAACCGTACTGATCAGCACCGCCTGATTGAAATACCTGTTTACAAAACAGATAATCATTGAGCGAGCCTACACCTCCAGCGCTATCTGTTGGAATATCCCAGGAAAGACCTGTAGCATAGTTCCCGTACTTGCCAGGTGTGGCTTGGTCTCGCAGTTTGATGTGTTTCTTATTCCAAAGAGTAGTCAGCTCAGATACTCCTGTCACAGTTTCCCCGTTATCGTTCGTGATTGCTCTGTTTTTGACCGCTCTGTTGAAAGCATCTGAAATCCTATCCCCTCTAAAGTCAACCAAGACCTCAGAGCGCTTGACGGTGCCTGTGTCGGTTTCCTCACGGTCTCCAACCTCAAAAGCTCCGCTAGTATTTACAAGACCTATGTAGCCATTTTCTGCATTGTGCTTGACCGTTACGATTGGAAAAGCCTCGACGTTGCCATTATTGACTAGGTCAAAAACAACCTTGTCACGCAACTCTTGACCGTTGTCGAACCGTCTATAAGTCGAACTATGAGCGACGCCATCAGGAACTAAAATCTCAAACTCGCCCTTCTGGAGCCATCTAGCCACGTTGTCGACATCCACAGAGCCAATGACAAGTCCCATGTAATACTTGTCAGGTTCGTCTGAAATGGTAATCTTAACAGGCTTGTCTGTGTTCAAGATTGTGGCCAAAGCGTGCTTGGCTGACTCGGTATCTCTTGCCGTCTTTCTTTGAACGGCAAACTTGATTTTGATTTTTTTAGGTCCAGTTCTTACTTCCTGGACGTTAACGCCCAAAAAAGGAGCGTCATTCGTTGTGACGTTCCTTTCATTTCCTATCGGGCGTATTACTTCGCTTATTTTGATAACCTCAGAGAGGTCATGATTGTTATAGATTACTGTGTCCATTAATAATTACCTCTCATCATGTTATCGATCATGAGCTTGTCGTTTTGGAATTCGGTCATCTGTTGACCAATTTGTCCGACAAGTACTCCACTTTCCATCATCATGTTTACAGGTCGTTTGACTGCCTTCTCGGCAACCTCTAGAGCTTGCTCGACAATTCTGTTAGATTTTTCTTGCACTACCTTAACACTTGCCTTGATTTGACGGTCAAGGTCAGATTTGACCTGAAGCGTCTTAGTAAGGCTTGTTTGTCCTACTCCGATGATATCCTCTGGCGCAAAGTTAAAGGCTCTGATTTGGTCGAATACATCGCCCATGGCATCATCTACCTTGTGAGCATCTGCTAAGATACCGATTGCCACCCCTTGAGCAATGTATTTACCTACATTGTCTCTAAATAGTCGTGATGGACTGTGGATTTTAGCCTTGGCTTGTGCAGCTCTTTCAGCTTGAGCGACAAGCGCATTAGCTGCAGCCGTCACCGCTCCAAGCGCTGAGTACATACCTTGTGCCAAGCCTTGACCAATCATCGAACCAGCGTAGCGCATAGCACTAACACCAGTCATCGCAGTAGCTCGAATAGAGCTGACCATTGTAGCCATTGCTGACATTGCTGAACCAACTCCAGAGCGTATGCCGTTTGTAATCCCTTCAGAAACTCCACGGCCTGCCTGTTGGCCTGCCTGTGTCATTTGAACCGATGACTGTGTAATCACAGAAACAATCAATGCCATGCTTGACTGAACCGATGATACAGCTTGAGTCATTGCTGAAGCTATGCCTGAAGCAAGCTGAGAAATAGAAGCTGAAGCTGACGAAGCTGAAGCGTTAATCATCGTTAGAGTAGATGACATCGCTGAAGCTCCACTCTGAGCCATCATCATCGCAGTAGCTAAAGACATCAGACCTGTCTGTAACATCATGATACTAGACACGGATCCAGAAAGGCTTGCAAAGGAAGCCATAACCGATGAAGCAAAAGTGCTCATCGAAGCTCCAGCGCTTGCCAATGTTTCTGGTAATGTACCAAGGCTAGTACTTAGTGATGACAGAGCGGTAGGTACTGATTGTAAAGCAAGACTTGCAAGTTGAGCTGATGTAGCAATCAGCATCAATCCAGTTCCTGCTTGTTGCAATCCAGGACCAGCCGTAGCGATGCCTGAGTTAGCAATAGCAGTAAGACCTGCTGAAACAACGGTCAGAGTGCTTGCAAGGTCAATCAAATTAAGACCGACAAGCAATTGAATGCCCTCAGCCATTGCCTTAACACCTAGACCTGCATTCCTTGCAGCAGTACCAATAGACGTGAATACATTAGCAATACCATCTAAAACTGTTCTAACTGCACCACCAACTGAGCTGATGACCGTTGAAATGCCATTGAATACACTCTCAATACCCTTACCGATACCTTGAGCAGCCGTAGAGATTGACTCTCCAACTGATTTGAAAATATCGGCAATACCTTGTAGAGCGATGTTAATAGCCGTACCTACAGAGATGATGATATTAGCTATACCATCCATAGCCGTGCGAATACCCTCGGCAATTGCCTGAATAATACTGATAATCTGAGGGGCATTGCTTGAAATCGTGTTGATGATCAAGGCGAAACCATTGGCGATAGCGTCAACTAATACGGCTATCCCTAGCGCAGCGACTGCGACACCTGCTCCAATCAGAGCGATTGCAGCACCAAAGGCTAGAATACCGACTGCGCCTACTGTTAAGGCTGGACCGATTGCCGCAGCACCCACTGCAAGCAAGGCTATCCCTGCCACAATTGCAAGTAAGGCAATCTGTGCACCAGCACCAGCGCTTGATAATTGGATAGCAGCTTGAACCAATACATAGATACCTGCTGCAGCTGCTAAGATACCAGCTCCAACCATGAGCACAGCTACACCTAACTGCATAACTGAACTAGCACTCGCTCCAGCTGATGTACCGACTGCGGTCGTCCCTGCGCTCATCGCAGCACTTGCTCCAGCATTTGCAGCTTGAGCAGCGGTTAAACCTAAAACGTTACCGATTAGCGATACAATGTTTTTTCCGAAATCAAAGGCTGATTTTAATCCTTTAGCGATTGCAACCCCTGCCTTGATACTCTTTAGAGCTACGGCCATGGTAAGCAATGCGGTCGCTACATTTCGGATTGTGTTAGCATCAATCCCTTTGATGAAACTAGCGAATGAGCTTGCCATTTGTGAAACGAAATTTACAATTTTACCTGCAGCTTCTCCAATTGTGTCCCATGGAATAGCGTCGCCTAGCTTGACTGCAAGGTCAAGCGCTGCCTCTGATAAGTCTTTAAAGGCTTGATAGGCATTCTTAATCGCTCCAGTATTCTCAAAGGCTTCAAGTGCGAATTGGAAACCCATTGCTAGGTTCTGGATCATGACGTTAGCCGTTTCAATGATGTTACTTACACCTTTTATGACATTTCCAAAACCACTAGCCTCACCTGTAAATGACTCGAACAATGACTGAGCCGTAACAATGACGTCTCTGAAAGTATCCTTGAACGTATCAAAAACACCCTCATCAACTCCAAGTGAAGCAAACAAGGATTTGAAACCTTGTTCAATTTTAGGTCCAGCTTCTGCCAGAGCCGTCTCAACGGCTTGTGGAAGTTGCCTCATGATATTCCCGACCATTGGCAAGAAATTGCCTAACAGGAATGTAGAGGTAGTAGACACTAACGCCTTTAATGACGGAGTGATGTCTTGACCAAGTGACAAGTTAGCCAAAAAGTTAGAAGCTGAAGCCTTCATTGCTGCAAACGAGCCACTAAAAGTAGTCCGAGCTTCTTCTGCTGCGACTCCTGCCACTCCAAGCTCTTGTTGAACTAGGTCAATAGCTTCGACGATGTCTGCAAAGTTGTTGATATCAAACTTCTTACCCATCGCTTTTTCAAGTTTACTGGCATCTTTAAGAAGTCGTTCCATCTCTTGCTTTGTACCACCATAACCCAGTTTCAAGTTATCCAGCATTGTGTAGTTTTGCTTAGCAAAGCCCTGAAACGTCTGTTGGATTGAACCAATATCTGTACCCATCTTGGCCGAGTTATCAGCCATAGCCATGATAGCCTTGTCTGCCATTTGTGCAGCCTTCACGGCATCTCCTCCGAGCGCTTGCTTCAAGCTGGCACCGAATGAAACGGCCTGCTCTGCGTATGTATTAGCAGAGATACCAGCAGCAGCTGCGGCGTTCGCATATTGCTTCACAGAGTCGGCTGCAGTCGTGTAGAGTGTATCGATACCACCAAAGGATTGTTGGAGTTTTGCTCCTTCGTCCAAGGCAGTAGCAAAAACACTCTTCATGGCATTTCCAAGGGATTGGATCCCTGCAATCAGAGCACCGCTCACAATGTTAGCACCTAAAACCGATTTAAAGACCGAGCCTACTCGCTCTCCGCTTTCAGCCAATCCACCCATCATGCTTTTTAAACGTTCGACACCTGACTGTGCCTTATTGCCATCCATGTCAACCTGGATGACAACTTTCCCATCTGCCATTGTATACCTCCTTTCTATTCGTAATAATCATATTCGTCGTCTTCCAGTTCGTCGTCTTCTTCGTCGTCTGGTAGACGGTATTCTTTTTGTAATTTCCGCATATTCTCGATGTATTCCTGACTGTCGCCTTTTTGTGGCTCGTAAGAGCGAATCTTCACGACCTCTACAAATTTGGTTCCTTCAGGCAAACCGACAAGCAATGCGTTGAATTTTTTCCAGTGCAACTTTCCAATCTCTTCAATTAAGTCGATTTTGTAGGCTTGCATGAAAGAAGCAAAGATATAAGCTCCGTCATGCTTTACGTTGTAGAGTCTTTTTTGTGGTGCTTCTGACGACGTCGAGGACTTTATGACATTACCTGCCAGGTCGTACTCAACGTCATCTTCTCTTTTGCCGTTTTGTATATGTTCTTCAAAGATTGCCAATATCACTTGCATGGCCTCGTTTACGGTCAAAAAATCAAAAGAAACACCTGTCAGGATCCTCAACGCAAAGAAAGGTCGCATAATGTCTGAGACTTCGTCGTCCTTCCACAATTCAAAGACTTTCAAAACTCTATCGAACGATAAGAGCAGAGGGAAAGTCTGTTCTTTGCCTTCAATTTCTAGAACAAGCTCATCAACTAGCTTTCTAGAAATATCTAACATGGCATCATCACGCTAGATACTTCTTGAGTGCATCTTCTGAGTTGCGCTCTTGATAATCTTTGATAATTCCAAGGACTGTCTGAACCAGATAGTTAAATGCGACTGTTGAATCCTCGTCTGCGAATTTGAATACTTTCTCAAATTCTTCAGCACCGAAAAGACGAGTCCATCCGGCCTCGACGATTTCTCTGCCTTTCTTAACGATTGCCTCGTCAGAAAGTTTTTCCATTTTTTTCCATTCTTTCTTCAAATTAGCAAGAAATGAGTCAAGTTCTTTGACACCCTTGTCATTTGCTAAATATTCAAGCTGGAATTCTCCAAAGTCAATAGGGATGATGTTACTAGCTTTTTTAATGACTACCATGTTTATGCTCCTTTTCAAAAAATAAAAAGGCGTGAATTATCACGCCTTAGATTATCCTGGTACTACTGCTGATTTCTTAGGTTTACGAGTCCATACGACCTTAAACTTAATACTTTCATTTTCAGACGCTTCACCGTCTCCGATTTCGATACCAGAAAGACGAGCTGGCCCCTCGTATTGAGTTTTTCCAGTTGCGTCAACTTCCTTGTACCAAACCAAAAGCTCGTCACCTACTGCGTCTTCTTTATCAGCGATAAAGTTCTGAGCCTTGTCGTCTGTATCACGAACGCCTTCAAAAGAACGGCCTCGTGTCTTACTGATCACTTGTTCTTCAGGTGTTCCGTCACCGGCAAAATCTGTGAAGTCGTCTGTCTTCTCATCGTTCTCTGGTGATGATGACTTGAAGCCTTTAGCAATCCAGAGGTAATCTGTTGCAGTTGGCGGAGTGTCTGGAGTTGCTTCTTTGTAAGGCGCAATGTAATGTTTACGTTTTACGTTTTTATTTTTTGGCATTAGTTATTCATTCCTTTCAATTTCAAGGCTGGCAGTTACGTCCAGCAAGTAAATGTAAAAGCCTTGCTCGTCTAAATCGTTTAAGTAAGGCTTGTCGACTTTCAGACCTAAGAATTCGTAAGAGCCATTCTTACTTGGCAATTCTAGGTCCATTTTTGACAAGGCAGCGTTAATCTGCCACAGTGTATTATTGTTTAATTCCTGATCTCGTGACTTGATAGCAATTTCAAAAGGCAAGCTGACTGTTTGAGTTCCAGCCATATCCTCGTCTACAACCTCTCCACCAGGGAGAGGAAAGACGACCAATCCCTCTTTCTCGGTTAAATAACCAAGTTTAGACGGGATTTTGTCTTGAATACCCTCGATATGCTCAAGCAAGACATCTACAAAGTCATTGTTTTGGTTCATTTCAATCCCATCGCTTTCAATCCGACATCGCCCCATTTCTTAGAGTGTAGGGCTGCGGCTTTCTTATCCCACCTCGGACCAGTTCCAGGTGTTGGCCGTTGGCTCAACAACTTCTCCTTATTAGCAAAGAAGAACTTTCTTTGTTTCTCAGAAAAGAATCCTTTCCGCTTCTTGCCATAATATAGCAATCTTGCGTAAGGTGTCACATACACTACCGAATCTTGTCTGACATGGGCGCTAGATCTTAAAATTCCCTTCCTTTTTGGGACGTATGGCTCCATGTCCAGTAGCATTTGGTTAGCGATGGCCAACTTACCCTTTGCGAAGTTCTCAGGCGATACCTTCTTTTTAACGCCGTTCAGGTCAATCTTGACACTTACACCACCACCCACTAAATCACCTCGATTTCATAAGCTAAAAGCCTACTCGTCAAGGGATGATACTGTGGAATGATGTTTTTAACAACGTAGCTGACTCCGTCCTCTTCGACAATGCCACCGATGAAGCTCTTATCGAGCGACACGGGGCAATATTTGTGATACACAATCACGGTTGAGGAATTGTACTCGCTACGATGATTACCTGAGCCAGAATGAGAGTAGGACCTATCGAATTTACAAGGAGATAATAAAAGGGGTTCAGAATAGGTTTCTTTCCCCCACTTATCCTCTCCGATTGACTTCTTGATAGTCACAGAATCAGGTAGCATTCTCTTATCTATCATAATCAACCCTCGCAAAGCCAAATCCAGCCATTCGAAGCCAGTTCTCCGTGTCCTTGGATAAATTATATCGTTCAGCTACTGAAAGCGAGCCCGAGCCGTTCTGTGAGCCTGTGCGATAGCTTACCGACGTCCGTCCGACTGACATACTAGCAATAGACTGTTTGTCCTCTGCTGTCATGACTCCTGAACTATCTAAATAAGCTATCTGATAAGCCATAGCGAGCTTGACCGCTCTTTTTCGTGCTTCATTGTCGCTTTCAAAGCTATTCAAGAAATAGAAATCTCTTGTAAAAGCATCAATAGCGAGCTTGGCACGCTTTAAGAGTTTGTAAAAGTCGCCCTCGCACTCAAAACCGAGTTCAGTGAACTCTTCTTTAGTTAAGTAAGACATCTATTCACCTCCTTACAAGGCGAATGTCTCCGCCTCAAATAGATCTTGCTTAGGCTCTTCAACGAGTTCAAGGCAATCTTCACCAACAACCTCATTAAAGAGGCCATTGATTCGATTAGCTTCGTCTTGATCTAACTCGTATTCTTGCCCTTTGTCAAAATGACGGTCAGACTTAGCTAGATAAGCGTTCAATTTTGCTTTAAACTTGGCCATTTAGCACCTCCAAAAGTTCATCTTTGGTCTTGTTTGAATAGCCCTCAAACCCTCGCTCTTTAGCAAGAGCTTTCAGCTCAACCAAAGTGAGATCTGCGAGTTGATGAGTAGCAAGTAGTTCTTCAAGCTCTGCCTCGTCAACCACTTCTTCAAAGCCGTCAGCGACTAATTGCGCTTCGAGCAAGCTCCCTTCTTGGACTGTGTAGACCTGGTTCAATTTTTCATACTTCTTCATGGATTACCCCCCTTATTAGGCTTTGTGAGAAACGTAGACACCGTCTTTCTTAGTCTCTAGGACGAAGAGGTCATGATACAAACGGTTTTGGTATAAGTATCCGTCGCCTTCTGTATGTTGACCAGGTGCGAAAAGATAGATAGAGTTAAATTTAGCTTTTGCAATTACTGCAGGTTTAGCAACGATCAAGAAGTTGATGTCTTTACCGTCTGCTGCCTTAACAAATCCAGTAGTGAAATCAAATTTAGTCTTGAAGCGTGCATCGTCCCAAACTTCGATAAGCTGAACTCCATCAAGTGAAGTGACACGAGTGTCGATGCCTTGAGGTGATGTAGTAGCGATTGAGCGTGTGAACTCTTTAGAGCGTTCCAAGAAGTCCATAACTTCGCTAGAAACATAAACAACGATGTTCTGAGCGCCATATTTACGAACTGGCAAAAGAGCAGCTTTCAAGCGTGAGTAGATATTCACTTCTGACAAGTCAGCTTCAGACTTGAAGTGTGTACCTGTGATAGCTTCTGTTGCAAGTTTAGAGAAACGGTAAGCGTCAACTTCTGGAGTTGCGTGTTCAGTGATGAATGTATTAGATACGTTAGCAGCTGAAAGCTCTTGGTTTGTTTCGTCTACGTCTGCAGCGTCTACAAAGAACTCAACGTCACGGTCAAAACCGAGCGTGTAAACTTTCTTGTCGTTTGAAACTGTACCAGCGTTGTAGCCTTTAGATCGTGTGTGTGCTTTATAACCAGTAACTGAAATTGTAGGCAATTCAAACGATTTAGCGCCTAACCAGTTTACTTGTGGTGTTTCCAAAATGTTAGTAAGTGCACCTTGCATCAATTTCTTTTCAAAAGTGCCTTCATGTTTAGTGATATAGTTAATTGTCATTATAGATCTCCTATTAGTTATTTAATCCTAGAGCTTTTAGAAAAGCGTCTTCTTGGTTCGTTCCAGCCGTCGGATTTCCTCCAGCTGAAAATGTCGGCTTCTTCTCCTCAGATTGCTCTGTGCGACCAAACTGAGGATACTTCTGTAACACTTGACCGATAGCATCTTCAATAGACACATCATCGGATACCAAGCGAGCAGATAGAGTGATGACATCATCAACAGAATCAGCATTTACTCCCAAGGTCAGAGCTGATAGTTTCGCTTCCAGATTTTTCTTATCTGACAAAACTTGCTCCAGTTCTTTCTCTTTAGTAGCAAGTGCCTCTGACTGTTTCTCAGCCTCGCTCTTTTGTGAGTCTTTCCACTCTTTGAGTTGCTGAAGCCCTTCTTTTGCACTCTTGACATCTTCGAATCCTAGGCTTTTGAAGATTTTTTCTTGTGCTTTCTTGGCTTCTTTAGCGACAAGACCAGTCACCTCTTCTTGAGTGAAAGTCTTGACAGGTTGCTCTTGAGTTTGTGACTCAGTGTTTTCTCCAGCATTGACTGGCTGGTCAGCTTGTGTTTGAATGTCTTCTGGCATTCTTCTGTCCTCCTAAAATTAGGTATTATCTTCCGTTCTTTACCGACTGCGGATAAAGTCAAGCAAAAAACCGCACCAAATTTGACACGGTTTATAGTGTTTTACAGTAATTTATTGAGATTTATTCCAATTTGTTGAAAAAAAACGAATTGTGAGTTATAATTAGATTAAGAAAGAAGTGTGGTTTTCCCGCCCAAAAAGCCTTAGAGCTGTGGGAGAGTCACACTTCTTTTTATTTTCGACCAAAAATATCTATAATCTCATCGCCTTCTACCAAAATAATATTATCAACCCATCGTCTATTATGATTTCTGTAAATTCGTCCTATTCTTTCAAGTGCACCGCTAACATCCATTTCTGTTTTTGTAATGTCAATGACAAAAGAATGTGCTTGTTTTTTCTGACCTTTAATAGCCGTATCAATATTATTTTTTCCGATACCTTCTATTTCTTTTGCATCATAGCGAACGCCGTCAATCAAATAATCTGGTACTGGTATGCCGCTAGGGTTTTCTACTTTGGGATTAAGCTGCACATGTCTTCCTAACTCTCTAGCAACTAAATGAGCAAGTTCTCTTTCTCTTTGCGATGGTTCAAATTTAACGTTATGCCCATCGACATAATATTTTTTGCCGTCTTCTTCCCAGAAATTCATTTCTGAGACCTTAGCTTTGCTAGGATCTACATTTGATAGCCATTTCTCTTTTACAGAAACATAAGACTTATTGCCAGCAGGTTCGACACTTGCTGTTTTTTCGTTTTTCTTGAAGAGTCTTTCTCTTTCCTCATCCCGTTTTAGGAATGGGTGTTTGTCGACGTAATCTTTCAAGGCTGATTTCTGAGTTCTTACTTTCGCCTTGTACTTGTCTATTAGGTCATCATCGCCTAACTTCTCAGCGACGTGAAGTTTTTCCTTATTCGCTCTGATAGACCGTTCTAGAGCTCTCTGTTTAGCTTCTGCGTTAGCATTTTCTTCCGCTTGTTCTGGTGTAACCTCTGCCACGTCCTCGCCTAAATCAGGCTTGTAGTTAGCTCCTGGGATAAATGGCGTTATCATGTGCCCACAGTTGATACCAAGACACCCTCCAGGTTTACCATAACCGTAGTCAGACAAAGCAAGAATCTTCTCGCCATGCTCGGTTCTAGCGTGACCAGTCGTGACTATCTGATGTTGCAAAGGAGCGCACATTTCTCTCGCTGATGCTTTCTTTGAAAAGTAAAAGGTATCAATGCCCAGCTCTTCAGCTGGTCTCGTTCGCATTTCTCGAAAAGTTCGATAGGTTGTCGTCTTGATAACAGTCCGTGCGTAATTGTCTATCTTCCAATTTCTCCCAGCGCTATCTTGAAAACCCTGAAATCCTTTCTCTTGCCACTTCATGACCGTGTCAGAAATAGCCTTGTCTGATGTAGAAAGGCCAGTGACAACTCTAGCGACAGATTGCTCAACAATACCTTGATAAGCGCCTATGACAGCCTTAGGAAGCGTTGTGTTGATTAGATTGTGTAGCTCGTCAATCGCTTGGTTGGCATAATCAGCAAGAATTTCTTGAATGTAATTATTACTTCCTAATGATCCACGGCCTAAATCTTCCATGAGTTGTTGCTTCGTGTCTGTGTAGAGTTTTAAGCCTTCATTTTCGACAATGTGCCGCAGTTGTTCTTCAGCTACGCCTGAACGCTCAGAGATTAGTTTTAGGTTCTCCTCATTCAGCATGTGCATCTGTTGCATCTTCTCGAGTTGCCAGATGTACGGTTGTTTATCAAGATAAACCGTGCCACGTTCGGTCACACGTTCGACCACGTTGTCAAACAAATCCAAGGCTAACTGATGATAGATGTCTGCGACATTGCTCGCTTGAAGCAGCAGTTGCTCGTCATTGAACTGTATCGGTGGTCTCTTGTTTCCTTTCATTTAGCATCCTCTCTAGCAATGGTCTTGATGTTTTCATAAAGAGCTTAGCAGGGTTTGGAGCTAACGAGAAAATCTTTACAAAAAGGTTCATTTAATCACTCCCCGTAGATATCAATGTCTTGTTGACTTCGCTGACTGTTCGCCGTGTCTATTGTTTCTTGGTTGATTGCTTGAATCATATTCTTAGCATCGGTTTCTGACATATTGAATGCCTTCTGGATAGCGTGAGCCTTGCTGACAATGCCACTGGCCAAAGCCTTGGTCCAATAGTCAAGCTCATTGTTCTTGTCAGTAAAGACTCCATCGTCCAAATTGATTGCAATCTTCTCCATTTGAGGAATTGGACCGCTGTACAATCCATAAAGGCTACCAAGCTCGCAAATTGAGATAATCAACTCTTTCAAGGATTGCTCGACAAGGCTGACAATACTGTTTCTCATTTGATAAGTATCAGAGTTCTCAGAAACGACCTCTGTCGCAGTCTTCAAGCTCTGACCGTCAAACGTAAACATCCCAGCGGATACACCTAGAAGCATTTCAAAGAGCGCCAGACCTTCGTTAATGGTCTTGATGTAATCATCTGCTCTGATTGCAGTTGTTAAGTCTGTGATGCTTCCACCGTCCATGTCGCTAGTAGATAAGCGCAAGTAAACGTTTTGCTCTGTATCAAACCGCTTGACAAGCTGGACGTCTCCGTCATGATTGACCATTCGAGTCTCTGTAAGGTTTTCAGGAACTGCCACTCTGCGTTGGCCCATCTTAACTTCCCACTTGAACTCGTCATAGGTCGTATTAATGAAATCAATCGTGCTCTTGGCATTGTCAAAGATAGACAAGCCTAGAGGCGAATTGATGTCCTTGTTGTTCATTCCTGGAGGTTTCAAGTAAGAAAAAAGCGGTCTTGTCAGATCGTTTAGTTCAACTTGTTCTTCTAGATCCTCGTAGATTTCAGCAAGGGGCACTCGGTCGCCAATCACATTCTGATTATCAGACCTGTATAGCTCATTAGTAATGACATACTTCCCGTCATTCGCCCACTCGTGGAACTCAATCAAGGTGTAGTAGATGTTTTTCTGACCTGAAGTCTTAATCGTCTTAGTAACAATAGCAGCGCTTGAAATGTCCTGTGTGTTAGACTGAAGCGGTAGAAAGACTGGAGCTTGTACAAATGACACTCTCACTCGTCCATTATCCACATAAGGCCTCATAGCAAGCCCACCAAGGGCAAGGCATGATTCCAGATATCGCTCAAAATTCTTATTGAATCGGTCATTCTTCAATGTTTCTTGAATGAATTTATTAGCTTGTTCGTCGTCCAATTTAATCGAGGCTTGCTCATTAAAGACCAGACTAGCAATCTTCTTGGCAGCGGTCCGAGCAATTGGCAAAACAGTCCTTGGTCTCTGTCTCGTCATGCCGTCCGTGTTCGTGTAAGTAACCGTTCCAGCGTTGCTTTGATAGTATTTGAGGTTCTCGTTAATCCGTCGATACTCTGCGCTTGTTATTGCGATTTTAGGATGGTCTGTGATACTTGCCAGACTTTCTGTCGTCATTCTGTATTGACTCCTTTTTATTAGATTTTTAATGGTTTGTATAATTCCCATTCTTTGATATGCTCCTGTTAAAAATTAGCGTATTTCTTGTAAAAGACATTGACACTATATCTGAATTCGTCCATTGCGTGGTTGTCTTTATCAATGGGCCTTCCGTTATCGTCACGACTATAAAGACCAATCTCTTTCAAGAAATAGTAATGGTCGTACTCTTCCTCTGAATGATTGATAAGCAAGAACTGTCCTGAAGATATAATGTTCTGGCCACGTTCAATCCCTACCTCGATACCCTTCGCCTTGCTGCTAACATCGTGAGCATTATTCAAAGCTCCTCTTGTCTGAATGCCTAGCTTGTGCAATTCCTCTCTCAAGGATCTACACGCTGGGTCAATCCAGACATCGGTATAGCGCATTTGATACTTGCTAACACACCACTGAATGAAAGCTCGAAGCTCGACTGCATAGGTAGACATGGCTTTAACTTGACCAGTCTCAGCTCCGCTATGGTAATAATGAGCTACACGGTTAAGTCTGAAAAAGGTTTTGCCGTCCTCTCTGTGTTTAGTAACGATGTTGCAAGACATCGATGTAGCGTCAGATTGCCCACCATCGCCATTGAAATACATTTCCATAGGTTCGCCTACCAAACTATCCTTGATGTTCTTCTCGAGGTCAAATAGGCCGTATATAACGCCCTGAGGCATGACACGTTGACCGAGCACGTCTCTCTTGTAGAGGTAAGGGTTTTTCTTTAATGCTTGAATGATGGAACGCTTACGCTCGTCGGATAGAATCGGATTGTCATCCATGGTCCAATGGGTCCAGCGTGTGTTTTGAACGTCAAATACATCCTTGATAACAGGATGCTGAGGCGCTGGAGGGTTTAGATCAGCTAGATGATATCTGAGTTTAGCAGCCCACGTCCGTCTGAATGCCTCCTGGATAAAGTCCATGTTCAGCAGATTGATTTCACAAAAGACTACCGAGCCTAGCGACATACCAGTGATAGCCCCAACGCTATTAGCTTTACCTCCACCTTTGTAGTAAACACGCTTAGTGCCGTTTGGTGTATCAATTAAGAGGTGGTCTCCGTGTTCGTCGTGTTTGATTTTGCAATTACCGTCGAAGATGTGCATTAGACCTGTACCGTCACCGTCAATAAACAAACGGTAGGCTTGCTCTTGGTTGTACGCAGCGATAAGATGGTTCTCATCTGGCGACTCAATCAAGTATCTTGCATATCTGAAATGACCAGCGGTTGTCTTACCACTTCGAGGCGTTCCCTCGTTCACTTCAAGTTCATAATTGAACGGCCTGCGAATGATGTTGAGTTGTTTGTTTGAAAAATCAATCTTCAACCTCATCACCACCCTTCACGGCATTCAACAGAGCTTCCATGAGAGTAGTATCAGACTTGGAATCTTGATTCTTCTCGATCTTGAGCTTGAGTAATTCAATCTCTTGTCTGATTTTCTCATCAGTTAATTCAAAGTCTTTCCACGCCATGTTATTCATGCCGTCAAGAGCTGAAAGAAAAGCGTTTGAATTGGCTTGCCTAACACCGTCATTCTCGATACTTGACCTAGCCTTATTCTTGAGCCATTCATACTCATTAAAAGCCTGTTCTCTAGACCATAAGGACATGTTAGAGAACTGTTTGAGCAACTCGCGGTACCTTAGCCTAACCTTAGCCTCTTTAAAAATCCTACTAGCCTTCACATCCACTGCTTCGTCGCTCATTTTATCAGCCTTATAAGCCTGTCTATACGCTTGTCTTTGGGATAGTCCAGAGATTATTCCTTGGACAAATAGCTCTTGTTTTGGGGTTAATTTATCCACTCATGGACTACCTCCTTTCGACAAAATAAAAACCACTCAAAGAGTGGTTTGATATGAGGCGACTACTGACCTCTGTTAGAATCGATATTATATTCTTACCTTTTCTTATTTATTTTTTTTGTAGCCTTTATGACGACGCCTGGAATTGAACCAAGGACACTTCTCAAAGGGAGCAACAAATAGAAGAGAGTGTCAGAACCCTTCTCGTCGTCTAGAGAGGCTTTCGCCTCAATGTTCATAAAGGAGTATCATCTGCCGCAGCATTTGATACTACCATTTTATCAATTTTAAAACTTCATGCCTGTACAGTTACTATCATTTACTATCAATTCACTAAGAATGCCATCAAGCTCTTTTATTGCTTGTTTCTTGAGCCTGTAGTAAGTAGGTGAACTGATGCCACCAAGGCTGTCGCAGATGTCATCCACATACATCTTATTGATGTAAGTCATTCTCAAGATTGTCCGATGTTTAGGATTGGCCAATTTATTGATCATACGACCGAGTTCTATCTTCCGGTTGATTATGACATTCGTGTCTTTCTCGATTTCACCCTTCATGGTTATGAGTTGAGCATACACGTCGTCAATCTTCCTGGGTTTCCCTCCTTTAACTTTAACCTCGGACCATTTAGAACTTGAGAGCAGACCAGCTTCAAGTTCGTTGATTTCGTCTATTCTGCTCTGGATATCCATGTCGAGGTTTTGCAACTCGCTCAAAAGCTCTTTTGCCTTCACTCTCTATCTCCTTTATGATATAATAATATTATTGAAAACGTTGTCGAGGCAGAGAGTGCCTTGGCTTTTTTAATGCACAAATTCGCTGACCAGGTCACGGATAAAGTACTTCCATTCAGATTCCCTAAAGGTCAAGAAACGATCTGTAGTAAATTCTCTAAGCCTTTTATAGAAAAGCATCTTTAGTTGAATTGACTCACCGACAGTCAGGAAGATACCAGGAAAGATATGCGTAGAATGCACTTCACTTCCGTATCCAGAAACATCTAGATGTATTATCATTTCTGGATATGAACGTCCAATATTAGCTTCAACTCCGAGCTCAACTTTGACCTCCTCCACAATTGGAGCCACGTTAAAAATTGGTCGTGCAGGAAATAATTGCGACGGGGTTTCTTGCTTTTTTCCTGAATACGGATATTTTGTAGGCCTCATTTTCCTACCTCCAAAAGTTCAGGGTTTTCGTAGATGTTGCCGATAATTTCAATGCTATCAGCAATCTCTTTAGCATCCTCTTCAAATTCTTCTAAAACGGCACAATCTGCAATAAATTCAACCTCGCCTTTTTGTTCTATGTAAAAGCCTAGCGTGTTATGTCTCTTCATACACATAACATCTTTACCATTTGTAATAATATCCCCCTCAAAGATTTCCTTACCGTTCTTATCTTTGAGTCCTGTTGATTGCATGAGTTCGATTTCGTCAATCTTTTCATTTACTCCAAAATCTTTTCCTCTAAACAAAACGGTAGCCACGTTCCCATCGTCATCAAAACGAATTCTTTTGACTTTGCCCATTTCTTCCCATGTCCTGTGCCACGCTCTAAATTTTTGTTTCATAATCTCACCTCGTCTCCAATTTTCAAAAATTCGTAGTTATCTTGTGACACTACAAATATGCCGTAGTTCTGTATTGTGATCGTGTACAGGTCGCCAATCTTCTCCTTGTGAACGACTCTGCCTTTGATTTCTGCGCCTCGGTTATCTGCTTTGTAGATTACAATCGGGCGCTTTTTTTCAAGATTTTTAATGTGGACACATTGCCAGATATTCAAAGTAGCTGACAAGACAATCCACAGTGCTATAAATCGCTTCATGTTTACTCCTATATTTTATCTTTTAGATTTCCTTTTACAGATTAGTTCAACTAAAATCCCTACAAGAAATGCCAATCCTCCAAAAAGAAAAGAATGTACTAACAAAACCGGTATTAAATAAGGTTTGATTGGGAAAATTGAAAATACCCATGTAAAATACCATTCAATAAGCCAGCAAATAGTGAGGAGAACGACTGCAATTGTTGATAACATCAATGTTACTGCTCCAATACCTTTCAGAAAGTCACTCATCTTTCACCTCCTCGATCTTGATTCCTGGACAATCAAATACCCAGCCGAAGTTGGCTTCTTCTAATTGTTTTCTGGTATGTTTAAATCTTACGCCTTGATAAGTGGTTACAGAAAAGAACCATGCGCCTGTCGATTCACTAAACACAAGAGAAGTTGTACTACACTTAGTAGACTTTATCTTTACTGAATACCGCTTCTCTTCCTCGACCTCGTAGCCGTCAAGCCATGCACGAGCGAAAACCTCGATATTGTTATCAGAATACATCCATTGACGAATGTTTTCATTTTCATCATCTTCTGCAAAATTTATAGCATCGTGTAAATCCCAATCGTGAACTCTAGCATATTTGATATACTCAGCAACAAACTCAGGGACTTTGACTTTATCACGTTCAAGCATGCCCTCAATTTTTCCTTGCTCATAACCCTCACGCCATTTTGCACGACTGAAATCTTGCTTAAATTCACTTATGATAACCTTTAACCAAACTTCACGGTCGTGCAATGGCAATTCCCGTAATCTTGCCAGTATGTTTTTTACATAGCGAGGCGCTTCGTCTGCGTGCCCTGTTTCTGGTTCGTCTAGTTGTTTTAAATCTCTCAAAACTTCAGACGTATAAACCATTCTGAAGCAGTCATGGTTCAAATGCTCGTATTTTTTAATCAACTCTTTTTTATTCATCTTCCAACTCCTTTATTTTATCTTCATAATATTTAGCTTTCTTCTTCCAAAAATCACGCTCTGCTGAACGAGTATGCACTGACGATTTGACCGTTGGTCCAGATAGCTTCCAAATTCTTTCGTTCGCTAGCTCCAGCGAATGCTTGTAACCTTTGAGTAGCTCTTCCTTTATGCTCATCATTTCACCCTTTCGAGCTTGACTCGATACGACTGATTGTTCTTATATGCGTTCTCAAGCTGAGCCTTGCATTCGATAGCATCCCCTTCTTTTTTGAAAAAGTGGGTTTCGTCTATCCTATCTTTAAAATATAATGTGACAGTATAGCTCATACTATTACCTCTCAACTTATCTTGTGGCTTTCCAGGTCTCCGAATTCTTGGCCATGGTTTACAAAGTACGAACCAATCAGGATTGCATCTGCTTCGTCGTCTTTGATGTTAAGGTCGAACGTTTCGGACACTTTAGCAACCGCCTGCAACTTCATTGATTTCTTGCTACGGTCTTTATAACTAAACTTCCAATACTTGCGCCAAGTTGACACGTTCACAAAATACACATTGTCAGCAATTAACCGTCCAAGAATGATGCCTGTCACAATTCCGATGCTAATCATAGATTGTTGATTAGGACCCATGACCGAGTTCTTCTCGACCACGATCGACTCGAAGGGCTCGCCATATTTCTGCAAGGCCCTTGATTGAATAGCTCGCAATTCGCTAGCCATGAAGCGCCCGCGCTCAAAGAATGACTTGCTTTTATGCTTTAAGACACCACTCTCGACAAGGTCAGAGCCTTCAAATAAGGCCCAGCCTGTCGCAGTAGTTGAAATGTCTAACGATAATGTTAGATTTTTCATTGTAGCTCTCCCTTAATTCCACAGAGGTCAAAGAGATTGCGCTTGTTATCTTCAACGAATTCAAAGAACTTCTGAAGCTCGGCCAAGTGGCGTTTTTCTCTCTTGACTCCAAGGCTTGTATGATACTCTGTCGGTGTTTTCGGTGTTACCTTAATATCTAACCAATAGAGAGGCTCGAACACGTCTCCGCTTGTGTCAAGGGAAGCATCTGCGTCCGTATTTCTGAAATGCATCTGCATATCATATTCAATTTTGTTTGTAATCGTGATGGTCTTATCTACGATTTCGAGTGTGATACTTGTTCCTGGTATGTCGATTTTGTTTAGCATTTGTTTTTCTCCTGTTAAAAAAGTGTAGTTTGCAAAGGGTACACATCTTCAAATGGCACCCCAAGCCTTAGACAGTCTCGCTTGATGTCCATTGTAGAAATGACGTACTTGACGCCGTTATTTTTCTTGTCGTAGTGTGGAAAAGTGTATCCATCATTTTCAATCTTGGTTTTGATGTCCGTTTTGGTTTCAGGTTCCCAGTCCACCCAATCCGTCCACTCCATTCTGGTCCTCCCAATTCACAATTCCAGATATAATACACCTGCCATCTAATCGACTTGTAAGTGTAGTTCTGTTATAAAGTCCGTGACTGGTTTCAATACAGTCTCCGTAGATTTTTCTGATTTGTACGATTTTAAAAAATTCGCCATTCTTTAAAACTTTCACAAAATCACCTATTTTTAATCTCATATCTCTAAAAAAATGCGACTGCCTCTGTGTGAGTTTGGCTAAATACGGGCAGTCGCTCGTCCAAGGTCACATAACCTTACTGACGCTTTCTAGTTCGCTTTTTTCGTGGTTCACGGCACGTTGTTTTATTTATTTGAATTTTTGGTCTAGTTCTTCTTGTGTCAATGGTTCAATACGTTGATAGCCTTTGACGATATAGTTCTTCTTGTACTCGAATCCCAAATCAGCAAGACTAGCCTTGAAACGGTCTTTCTCTGCTGTATCTACAAAATACACCTCTAAAGTCATTTTTTGGGTATATCGTTTTAGGTCATTTTCGGCCCCTCTAAAAGAGTTCTGCTCATTTTGAGGGATTTGCTCACCGTCCAAGATTTCGCCTGTCTCTGGGTCAAAATTTGGGGCCTCTGTTGATTTTGGAGCCTGTTCTTGCTGTTTGGATTGTTGAGCTGCTAAAAGTTCCTGATTTTCTCGTTCAGCTCGCTCTTGAGCCAATCTAACTTCTTCTTTTTGCTTTTCAAAAGCGTAGTCTGCCTTGATTTGTTCCAACACTTCAACTAAAGTCATGTCTTTCAACATCCGAATATATGGCTGGTCTGTCATTCCATACTCGGCACATTGTCCTGAGATTGCTGAGATGGTTTTCTTGTACTCTTCTTGCTTCTGGTATTCAAATGTAACCATGTCATCAAGGCTTTTCATGGTTGCTTTTTTAAGCGTCACGCCGTCTGCCATGAAATCTCCAGCCTTGATGTACTCAAGGGCCTTTTCATCAAAGACTCTAGGGTCTATCATGTACTCAGCTGACTTGTTTGAGATGTAAGCCTTGACCGTGTCTAGTCTGACCATTTTTTGATGGTTTTCAAACTCTTTGACATCTACATCAATTTTACTGATGATGTCTTTGAGTGGCTGGATGGCTTGCTTGATGTACTTATCAAACTCATCAGCTGGCTCAGAAAGTAGTTTTTTATTTCTGATACGTTCATCAGAGACTTGCTTGTCTAGTTTGCGTAGATTAGCAAGTACTTGCTTGTCATCCTTGATAGTTGAGGCTGTGACTGTGTAATTTTGATACTTGGCTACTACCTCATTGATATTCTGCTCAAATTTCTCACGGTCAATGATTTCAACCTGCGCCTGTGTGATTTTTACTTGTAATTCTTGCATGTCGTCCTCCTAATATTCAAGTTCACCGTCTAGCAACTCGCCCTGGGTTGGCTCCTCATTTTGATCAGGTTCAGGAACTGCATGATTTACCTCCTGCTCTTTGTTAAAATGCTCGATTTCAGCCATCTTACGTGCTACGACATCATCACGGTTTTCTTGAGGTGTGACGTCAATAGGTGCTGCTTGCTCCATTTCTTCGCTCGTGTAGAGTCCGCCTACGTCTTCAGAGAAGGAATCACGAACTGCTGCAACGATAGCGACTTTTTCAATCATTTGCCCTGGAGCTTTCTGCCACCAGTTTTTGCCAGTGTTGTATGCTGATAACTCTACTTCACGATAAACTGGTCTAGTTCTATCTTTGCGATAGACCTCACACCAGCCACCAATTAGAGTGCTATTTTTCGGCAAGATAATACCTTTTTTATTTTTCAATTCTCCGCTTGCGTCTTCGTAGATAATCCCACTTTCAAATCCGTCATAATTTGGATTTTGTTCAGCTCGTTTCATGAAGGCATCCTTTGAAACTACGATTTGAGCTGGGTTGTTCCCATATTTAATAAAATAAACTTCTTTTGTGAACGGGTTTAAATTACGATTTTTAACAATAGCTAACAATGTCTGCAATTCCTGCGGACTTGCTTGATGTTTTGGGTCGACGAAATTTCTCAATGTTGCTCCGTCAAGTTTTTGTAAGTCTGTTAAATATGCGCCTTTTGCTTGTGTTATTTCGTTTGTCATTTTATCTTTCTCCTTAAATTGTATATAGTTCTTCGCCTGTTTCATCGTCACAAATTCCTAGACCGCCTAGCGCTCTATAATCTTGTGCAACTTTGTTCCAGTAGCTAATATTTTGATAGTATGTTGACTCTGAAATTTGTTCGTAACTCATTTTCTTCTTCCTTTCGTCTTCTTAAGGTTCCAATTTTCACGCTTCAAGCGTTTGTTTTCATTTTGTAGTTTTACAATAATATCTTGTTGATCATTGATGATTTCTCCGAGTTCAACTCCGAGATGTATGTAGTCAGAGCGCCATTGATCGATTTCTGCAAGTAGTTCTTCAATCATGCTCCAACTTCCAATACTTCTCTAAATCTACGGCCATAACGATAGACAAGTTCTTCTGCTCGGTCAGAATTTGTCTGCGATATGGTGCCAGACCTGCCTGTCTTTCTTCCTCGTTTCTAGGAAGATAGTAGCCATTTGGTTTAAACTTCTTGGCCACAATTGGATGTCCGAAGTTTACCCTTAGGCTTTCGATTACCTGTTCAAGCGGACGTTTTGACAACCCTGTCTCGCCTCGTAGATCATTTGCCGTGATAGGTTTTTCAAAAGTTCCCTTGTTGGCAATCAGGTTTAAAACTTCAATTTCAATTGCGTTCATTTCTCTGCTGATCATGTGTGCTCCCTTTCAGTTCTATATTTCGTCGCCTATGTATCGATACTGGCCACAGCCAATATATACATACAACTCTGGGTCGAGTTCTTCTCGTTCTTCAGGTGGCTCTATCATATCCCTGTCGTAGTTAAAAAATCCGTCCATCTAATTGGTCCTCGTACTTTCTCCAAAGTTTAGAAATCTCCTTCAGGTACTTTTTGATGTCATGTTTTTTGTACCAATCAAGTCGCTTGCATTCATTGACTGATACACAGGGATAGAGCTTATTCTCAATCTCTGGTATCGTCATCCTCTTCCTGCTCCTCTTCTTTGGTTTCTTCTTTGGTTTCAATCTTGATTGAAAGTCTCTCTGTGGCTTCATCAACCGACTTTCCGTCCAAGACGTCCTTGATCATGTGACTGACATCGTGCATCGCTTTAGCTTTAGCTTTCGACTTTTCATCGTCTGGCATCAATCCGACATCTTGGAGAGCCAGAAAGGCTAAACTGAAAGTGTGCATTTCTTTCTGAAGTTGTTCAATTTTCTTGATTGTTTTGATTGCTTTTAGTACGTTAATCACGTTGTTCTCCTTTTTTCTTTATTCTCCGACTTTCCAAATTCGGCAACGGGATTCCACTCCAGAAGAAGTCTTGTTTTTGAATTCCCAGTCATTACCATAAGCGCCTGTAGCTTCGTATGAAGCTGATTTCAAATAAGCAATAGCTTCTTCTTTCGTCTCGAAAATAGTAGCTGAATAATCTTGCTCTCCAGTTGGCAAAAAGTCACTTCCAATCAAACTGAAATCCTCGTTTCCAGTTTCAGTATTCTTTACATAAATCGATATAATGTACATCTACATTTCTCCTTGCTGTCTAGCCTTGATATCAAAGTTTTCTTTGTACTTGTAGGCAGCAAGCTCCTGCTTTAAGTCATAGTTTTCTTGTTCAACCATGAAGCGACGCTTGCGCTCTTCAAATAGGTCATTCATAGCATCGAATGCGACCTCTCTCCAGTCAAGGTTGATTGCCTTAAAAAAGCGTTCATGGTTGAGTTTAAATTTAGTAAATAGTTTCATGGTTACACCCCCTCATAAAATGGCTTGATAATGTTGTAGTATGAATGACCTGCTGGGATTGCATACCCTGTCAAGTCATCAATTACGGAACCGTCAGCCATGATATTCACGATTTGTGGTTTCCATTGCTCTTTTTTATTTTTCATGTTATAATTTCCTTGAATAATTTTATTGAGCGCCTGATTGCCGTCAGGTGCTTTTTGTTGTCTTCTAATCAAATTTTTCCTTCTCGTTTTGAGTTTTGGCAATAAAGTCTGAGTAAGCTTGCTCAAACACTTCTAAAACTTGAGGATCCACAACCACGCCATTAGTTTCAATAATATCTGGTGTAAAATCAATAGTGATTTTTGGTTTTCCGTTCGCAGGCATTTCTAGTCTGAAGCCAGTGACCCCTCTGCCAAGCTCCCAGTCATTGATTTTTACTGAATAACCTGAAGAATTAAGAGTTTGACCTTCAGTAGGTTCTTGTTTGGGTTTAATACTTAGTTTTAATTGCTTCATGAATACTCCTTTCCCATTTTTGCAAAATCCTAAATTTGGAATTTCTCTCTTTTATTTATTAAGAGAAGTAGGACTTGTTGTTAGTTAATATTTATTGTTATTTAATACTTGTTGTTAGTTAATATTTGTTAGTGCCTTATTTTACTTATTTGTAAAATACAGATTTGTAAAATACAGATTTGTAAAAGTCGGAAATGTAAATATCAAACTGTGGATAACTTTTGTAAAGCATCCTCCAATCTCTGCAACATAATCTCAAATTGAAAATCGGTAATTTTGATATCTGAGAAGAATCTGAAAGTCTGAACTCCTCGACCTCTACCGAGACTTTTTTTGACAACTCGCATATAACCAGCATCCTCTAGTTTTTTTAGATGACGGTCTATCATGTCACGACTAACATTTAATCGTTTAGCTATTTCCTCTGGATAGACTAGCCAATTCTCTTTATTGCTGAGAATAACCATCAATATCCCAATTGTCGCGGGTTCAAGTTTTGGATCTCTCAAAAAATCATTTTTTACTGCTGTATAATCATCCGTTGCATTTCTGAAAGATTAGTTGAACATTCAAGTTTTTAAAATTTGTCATACGCTCTCCTTTCCATTTGTCGCATTTACGCGACTGTCTCACTAAAAAAAATAGATAAAGCTTCGTCTTTTGAAAGACCGAGGGAAGAAACAATCAAGTTTACTTCTTGTATAGAGAAACTACCATTTTGTTTCATTTTTCTATAGAATGTACTCTTATCAATCCCAATATCTTTTGCTAAAGCCTCTTGAGTAGTATTGCATTCGATAATTTTTCCTTTTAATTTCGATACATTTACCATGTCTGCTCCTTTCTATTTGTCGCATTTACGCGACTTGTTGTTTTAAGTATAACTGATAAAAAAGGAAATGTCAACAAAAAAATCGCATTTTTGAAACTTTTTATATTGCATTTTTGCGACTAATATTGTAAAATTATTGTGTAATATATAATAAGGGGTAAAAAAATGAATGTCGGAGAAAGAATAAAACAACGTCGAAAAGCGTTGAAAATGTCTGCGGACGAGCTTGCAGAAAGTGTAGGTGTCTCTCGTTCTACTATTTTTAGGTACGAAAAAGGAGATATTGAAAAGGTTGGGCCTGAAGTATTAAAAAAAATCGCTGACAAATTAAATGTATCACCTGGGGACTTGATGGGATGGGAAGACAAGCAACAAGAAGTGAAAATCCCCACCTCCCCGTTGGTTCACAAAATTACTGAAAAGGTTGTAAAGCTATCAACTCCGAGAAAGCAAAAGGTTCTTAACTACGCTAACGAACAATTGAGAGAGCAAAATAATAAAGTAATCACAATTGAGGAAAAGCTTTTTGAATACCGTGTTTTTGAAAAATTGGCAGCTGGTAATGGTTACTCTTATTTTAACGATGGAAACTATGATACTGTTTTTTATAATAAAAATTTAGATCATGATTTTGCCTCTTGGGTTTTTGGTGACTCTATGGAACCTAAATTTCAAAACGGAGAGGTTGTCCTCATAAAAGAAACTGGTTTTGATTATGACGGAGCGATCTATGCCATTGATTGGGATGGTCAAACGTATATTAAAAAGGTTTATCGTGAACCTGATGGATTGCGTTTAGTCTCCCTTAATCCAAAATATAAAGATAGGTTTGCACCTTACGATGAGGACCCTCGCATTATTGGAAAAATTGTTGGTAATTTCATGCCTTTAGGTAGTTAGAGTTATAAGTTAATCATTAGAGAGGTTTTTAAAATGGGAATATTTAATTTTTTATTTGGTAGAAAAAAACAAAAAGAGTCTGTTGCTGTTTCTCAATATAAGGAGTTTGACTACTATCGGCCTGAATATTTCAGGATATTAAACTCAAGACCTAATATGCATGAAATTTATGGGAGGAGTTTTGATTTCCCAAAATACAACGATAAATTTATAACTCAAGAGGGATATCCTCTTAGAGAGTTATTACTCTTGGTTTGGTGGGGTAGAACAAAAAGTGAAAGAAAATCGACTATCTCAATCCCCCAATATTTTTTCTATGATTACAATTTAAACGCTGAAAAAATAACAAAAAAATTCAAAGATAAAGCCTTGCTTTATGATGATGACGATAAAACACTTTTAACCGAGGAAGGGAAAGCTATTGCTGACAAATATTCGTCACTATGGGAGATTCACTCAGCAAAAGGATATCCAACAAATCTTGATATTGACTTCCCAACATGGGACAAAAATAAATTTGATTTAATGGTGTGCCAAATGCAAATAAAATATCACAACGAATGCGCTAATTTTTACAAGGAATTAGTTAATTACTTCAACTCCCTAAATGCACCAACAAATGCTTTAGAAATTCACAATGAAATCAATCGCTACACAAATGAAATGAATAGTAATTTAGCAATAGTGAATGACTTGAAAGAAAAATTGATCATCTTACAAGATAGAGTAGATGAAAATATTTAACAAACAAAAAAAGCCCCACGCTCTCGAACTTTGGCGAGTCTGAGCGTGAGGCAAGATGTATAGTAAAAGGCATTAAATGGCCCGTTTTACTATACCCATTTTATCAAAAAGGGGGTATAAATGCAATGAAAACAACGAATAAGGTGGCGATATATGTCAGGGTGTCTACCACTTCTCAAGCAGAGGAAGGCTACTCAATCGAGGAACAAAAAGACAAACTGGAAGCCTACTGCAAAATCAAAGACTGGAGTGTATACAAAGTCTATATCGATGGTGGATTTTCAGGATCCAATACAAACCGTCCAGCAATCGAACAACTGATAAAAGATGCTCAAAAAAAGAAATTCGATACAGTCCTGGTTTATAAATTAGACCGACTGAGTCGAAGCCAGAAAGATACGCTCTATTTAATCGAGGAAGTCTTTATAAAAAATGGCATCGAGTTTTTAAGTCTTCAAGAAAACTTTGACACTTCTACTCCATTCGGTAAAGCCATGATTGGACTATTGGCCGTGTTCGCTCAGCTGGAGCGTGAACAAATCAAGGAAAGAATGCAGCTTGGTAAGCTAGGGCGTGCTAAAGCTGGAAAATCCATGATGTGGGCTAAGACTTCCTATGGCTACGACTATCACAAAGAAACTGGAACTGTGACCATCAATCCAGCACAGTCACTAGCTATCAAATTCATATTTGAAAGTTATCTATCAGGGCGCTCTATCACCAAACTCAGAGATGACCTTAATGAGAAGTACCCTAAACCTATACCTTGGAACTACAGAGCTGTCAGAGTGATATTAGATAATCCTGTGTACTGTGGATACAATCAATACCTGGGAGAAATCTACAAGGGCAATCATGAGCCTATCATCTCAAAAGAAACCTATGACAAGACACAGGAAGAACTTAAAATCAGACAAAGGACTGCACTTGAAAACTTGAACCCTAGGCCATTTCAGGCAAAGTATATGCTTTCAGGTATTGGCCAATGTGGCTACTGTCTAGCTCCCTTGAAAATCATAATGGGTGTTAAGAGGAAAGATGGCACTAGATTTGTAAAATACGAGTGCCACCAAAGACACCCTAGAAAAACAATCGGAGCCACTACCTACAATGGCAACAAAAAATGTGACTCAGGCTTTTACTACAAGGATGACCTTGAGGCCTATGTATTGCAAGAAATAAGTAAGTTGCAAGTCGATAAAGAGAGCTTTGAGGGGCTGTTTAAGGCGCAGAAAAACGAGATAGACCGAAAGGCCTACAAAAGACAAATAAACGAGCTGACGGGCAAAATAAGCAGGTTAAACGACCTTTATATTGACAATCGCATAACGCTAGAGCAACTACAAGGAAAGTCGGCTGAGTTCCTAGAAATGCGCTCAAGGTTGGAAAATGAGTTGGAAAACGATCCAGCGCTTAAACGCAACGAAAAGAAAGAGGAAATGCGTAGGATCCTGGAAAAAGACGATATTTATAAAATGGACTATGAGATGCAAGCAAGCGTGGTACGGTCACTGATTAGTAAGGTGCAGGTCACGGCTGAATGTATCAAAATTTTGTGGAGAATTTAAAGAGTTTTAGTACCCCTCATTTCAATCAAGGTTACTAAAATTATTGATTTTTTCCATCTCATACATCTGCACAGAATGTAACACCAGATCACGATACTTCCAAGTTGACACTAGATACTCAATGATTTCCTGGTCCTCTATCTTGCATTCCATCAAGAGCAACAACTTGACCGTGTATTCATTTTTCAAAATCGGCACCGTATAAGTCACATCTACCCAATGTTCAAAGCCTAAGTCTGTCTGCTCTACATTTGCTAGTTCAATATTTAAAATCTTCATTTTTATTCCTCCTACTTTATCTATTCGTAAAAAGAATAAAAAACAGCGAAAAATCATTACTTTTTTAATTTTAGGAAGTACTTTCAGAGCAATTTTGTTGACGTCAACAAAACTGATAGCAATGAGCTTTTAAGCAATAACATTTCAGAGCAAACAAAAAAACCGCTAGCGAATGCCAGCGGTTTTAGTGTAATTAAATTCTGAAAGCCTTTCTATGCTTTATTTTTATTTTGTAGTAATCAAGCCGTCAGGCTCGATTGTAAATTCTGCTTGTTCAGCCAATCGGCCATCTTCAAGCATGAGATAGTAGCCACCATTATACGGCACGAAACAGTCTGATTTCATATCGCCATTTTGAGCATCTAGGTAATACCACTTCTCGTAGTATTTCACCCAGCCGGTCTGCATGGCACCGTCTGCGTTGAAATAGTACCATTTGCCATTGATTTTCTTCCAACCGCTATTGGCCATGTAGCCGTCTTTATCGAACCAATACCAGTTGCCATCTGTGTGATGCAGCCATTGGTCAGCATACATATAGCCATTATCGTTGAAATAGAACCAGTTACCGTTAATTGCTTCAAATTTTGAAGTAGGGTAAGAGCCATCTTTACGACTCCACCACCAGCCAGTGTCATCGTGTTTCCAACCAGTCTGGTCTTCTTGAGGCGGCACGATATAGCCTACAATCGAATTTACTGAACGTTCATAATATCGACAAGGGCCACCGACATCGAGATAGTCCCAGTTGCCATCGATATTCTGTTCAATGGTCTTGATTGTAGAGCCGTCTGAATCTTCGTAAACAAGGCCAGTGTGACCGTAGTTCACACCGTCGCCTGCTACGAAGTTCTTGACGAAGAACCAACCAGCCTTTGGATACTGTGCCCCATAAACCACTTGTAGTCCTGCTGCTTCTGCTGAACGTAGTAAGTCAATCGCATTGCCCCAAAGACGGGCACCAAAAAATTTATAGACTCCCATACATGTCAAGTCTGCACATTGATAGCCATACATGCCGTCATAATCGACACCAGCTCCAGCGTCTGCTTTTTCAATAAAATATTGAACCATATCATCAATTTTACTCATTTATTATTTTCCTTTCAAATTATGGTAGCGTTGTCGGCCACGGGTCATCCGTGATATACGAGATAGCACTTACACGGATATCCCCAATGTCTTGAGTTGTTGACACTGGTTCCGTGAACTGGAACCTCAAATGATTAGCGTCAGTAGCTGAACCAACGTACCATGTGCCATATGGTATCCCGCTGTCATTAAAAATCTGTCCGATCAATGAAAATGGTGCTCTAAACCCATACGGTATAGCACCATTGTTTAGTATATAGACTTTTCTATCACGGTCACTCGGATGCGCTGCATATCCTGGAGAGTTACGACGCTTGACTCCAAACCATCCCCAACTTAGACCGTCAAATCGATATGTGACAGTGTTGTTAACACGTCTGACATGAACTGCTGAGGCTCCTAGCGTTGACAAGGCTGGTAATTTTCTCCAACCAGTGTCCCCTGTAAGCACCTCCCAGCCTTGGTTGTCGGTTCCTGAGAGCTTTATCCATTTTAGAGCCCTATTAGTGACGGCTGTATCGACATAGGTCGTACCGACTGGAGCAGTAACCCGCCCGTTTGGCATGCCAGTTCCGTGAATTTCATACTGGTTTACCTGGTTGTTTGGTCCTGTTGAAGTTGGTAGAGTTACGTTGCCACCTCCATCGGATAAGATGAGGGTATTGCCTTCAAGACTTAATCTCTGAGGAATGCCTACACCGTCAGCACCTTTTGGACCAGTCAAGCCAATAGGCCCTTGTGGCCCAGCAGGTCCAGGTGAGCCAGCAGGACCTTGTTCCCCTCGTTCTCCACGAGGTCCTGGCTCTCCATCTCGCCCACGCTCGCCTTGTATCCCTTGCAATCCTTGAGGACCTTGTAGACCGTCAGTTCCTTTTGGACCAGTTTCACCTGCTACACCTGGCGGTCCAGGTTCACCGCGGTCACCCTTTGGACCCGGAGTTAATGAAATGTTTTGTAGCTCTTCTTTAGTAGCGAATTGACTTGTATCAGGTTCAGGCTTATCTTCTAGTAACGCTATCCGTCGAATAACTTCTGAGTCGTCATAGGTTGCACCTTCAATCTTGATATGCTTCAGCGCTTCCTCTAATTCTGACTTGGTCACAATGTCAGTCACTGCCACAATGCGCTTTGTTTCCTTCTCGATAACAGGCGCACCGTCGAGCTTGTCGATTTCAGAAACACGTACACCAAATGAGAACCTGAAAAGGTCTGCAGATTGTAGGTCTTTCTCAGCGTAGACAAAACCAGTCACGGTTTCATCGGTCGTAATCATCGATGTATCAAATGGAATTGAAACGTGTTTATCTTCAACTACTCCAGCAACTTCTAGAAAACGATTTGTCTTTTTGAAGTGGAATAAGACCGTCACTTTATCAGCCTTGACACTATTTAATGATAGCTCAATGAATGCGTTGTTTTTATCGTGAGAATAAAACTCTTCGCTTATTTTGTCGACACCATCTCGGACATTTACACAAATGTCTGTATTTTTTTTAATGGCCTTTTTCAAATGCTAACCTCCTTTCTAATAAAAAAGAAAGAGAACCTAAAAAGGTTCTCTTGATCTATTTTTCAGTCCAGGCATCGTTCATTTGCTTGACCGCAGACTCAACGAATGTGTCCAGGTCTTTGTCCGTCATTCCGATATTGTATTTGTTAAGTTCTGCCCGAATTTTGATTCGAGCTTGTTCGAGCTTCTCTTCACCTTTGTAGCCAGTTTCAGCTGATACCTGTTCAACTGCATTGACCGCATTTTTGGCTAAGATTTCAACAATCTTGATTGTTTTCTCTCCGCCTTTTTGAACAAGATATTCTTTGATAGATTTGACTGCAATGCCAGCTAAAATGACAAGAGTGCTAATTGCTGCATTGATGATGATTTCATTGATTTGTTGCATTTGTATTTTCCTCCGAAATTTCTAAATTTACATATTTATTAAACAAGGCATCAATTCTCCCATTGCCACCTAGTTTCTTATAACTAGAGTGCATTTTATGAATAATATCAGACTCATGCACTGTTGTATATCCACGTTTTAGAGCAGTAGTGATGTCCCGTTCTAACCGTAGATACATTGTAGCTAAATGCGCTTCATCGTGAATTGCCAATTTATTATTGATCTCAATAATATTCTTTTGATTATCTTCACCAATAACGTGGATAGTGTTCAGTTCGCCTTTCAGCTCCTTGAACTGTTCCTTGTTGAGGTTTCCTGCTTTACTAGCACGCATACCGAACCAACCAGTAGCGACAACTCCGATTGTAGGAGCTAGCTGAGTGATCGCATGTATCATCTTCTCGATTATTTCAACCCATGTCATACCATCTCCTTTGTCTATACTTCTTTCAGATTAAATTTCAAGCCACGGAATTTACTAGCAACTCCAGGGGTGTTTTTAGCTGAAATTCGATAAAAGCCGACATCGAGCACCGCTCCGTCTGATAACGACTGCCCGTTTGACGTCAGAATCACGTTGTTTCCAAAATAGTGAACAATTGACGGACGTTCAATATAAACCGAAACCTCGAACATTGTCTTTGTTTGAGTAGAGTTTAGTTGACCTTCTAAATCAAATCCATCAGTTCTTCCAATAAATTTGACTTCGTCCTGCTCATCTGTTAAGTAATCTGAATAGTTCAAATCTGACACAACTTTGTTGTTTTGATATCCAACTTTGCTAGATTCCGAAATCACAACCGTCTGATGTATCAATTGACTGGCTAAGAATTCCGCCCCTTTTTGATGGCCTAGATTCCCAAAGTGACACATATCAGGACTTAATTCCTTAATCTTATATTCTGAATGATTCAAAATATTTCGTGTACCTGCATTATAATCAATAAATGGCAATCCTAATTCTGCAGCTAAATCCTTCTTGATGTTGTCAGCTATAGCATTAATCTTCGAACCAAAACGCTTGTGATTCTCAAATTCAGCTTGAGTGCTCATTAGTACAGGTTTAATCCCTTTTGCCAGCAAACGATTGATAATATAGATATGATCGTCACGGAACGATTTGATCTTACTCGCATCATATACCAAGTCATTGATCCCCATTGTGATGAATGCATAATCAATTGATTCAGGTATCGGAGATAGAACGGCATCCAAATTTTGACGAAGCCAATTAATTGTTTTTCCTGAGAACCCTCGATTGTAAAACTTATGGTTGAATGAATAACCTTTTTGATTATTTACAATGTTATTTAAAATCTCAGTGTAGCTGTTAGGTTTTTCAACTAAAGACTCAAGAACATTGCCAGTATAATTGGTTGTTCTTAGTGCGTCGGTTGTACTATCTCCCAACGTTACAATAACAGTCTTTTTAGTCTGCAGGTCGACTTTGAGCTGTTCTAAAGTGATTGTGTTCTGAGCAGAAGCCAACTTATCGACGTTAACAAAATTTCTTTCGTGAGATATATGTCGAATTTCATCAAAATATATTTCTGCAATTTTGATTAGAGATGCTGTTTTTGGTAATTCAGTCTGTCGGTATTCTGAATAATCATACATGGTCGTAAGCTGAAAAGTCTTAGAGTCTCTATCGAACAATAACAAGCGTCCGAAAGGTGAATCAAACGTCAGTTCAAAATTGTCAATGCCATCTATGAAGTAACCATCGCAAGCGATGATAAAATTATTTCCATCACGTTTACCTTTTATCGTTCGTGCCTTTGGATCAAATATAATTTGACCTTGGATCACGGTACCCCAATTGGCATCTACATAGTCACTTCTCTCGCCAATCTTTAGTCCTATTGTTTTGACAAAAGGAGAAGATTGTGGATGCAAAAGCATCTCTCTGAACAAAATGGCAAGAATGGTTTCTCTGTTTCCAATATTGCTAATAGTTCCGAGAGTTTTCACATATAATTCTTTAGTTTCGTCGTTATATATTACATATTGACTGACATTTTCTTTCGGAAGGGATGTTGTTAAATTCTTAGGCACTCCAAATTGACGTTTTCCTACCTGGATCCAACTTCCGGAGGTTAGTGAAATCGTAGAATTTTTCACATCAATTGTTAATCGCCCTGATAACATTAGACCAAAACCCATACGCTCATCTAATTTAGCATCTGTTACAGATCCGTTAACAATATTAGCAGAACTAACAGCATTATTCCCAACGACTGCCACTTTTGAACCAGTGATCTGCTCTCTGGCATCTTGTGCTAACATTGCCCAAGTAACTTGTGCAGCGCCATTTTTGTCAACTTTATCATTGATAAGTTGGCTGGCTTTTTGATTAGCAGCATCTGCATTAGCATTTATGCTCATAAGATTTTGCGAAAGTGTGTCAAATCCACCTCTAGCCTTTACTACTTCCATATTAGCATTGCCGTCTTTGGTCGCTGTTTCGTATGTCACCTCAAGTGCTTTCGCAATCGATTCTCGAACATCAGCACCTCTCGTTTTTTTCCTGATACCATCAACAAGAATGTTGATATTGTCAGTTTTAGGCAAAGGCGAAGGATCATCGTATAGATTCAAACGTCCTGTTGCTTCTTCTGTTGTCATTAACTTCCTCCTAATTCATTTCTAATTTTTATGATTTCAGCTTCTAATGCTCTAATTCTTTCTGTATTTTCAGGCTTGTGTTCATTTCTCAAGCGCTCTAGATCGCTTGTTAGTGCCAAAAGTTTCTCACGCTTGCTCTCAATGTCTTGATTAGCTTTAACACGTTCAATTGATTCAACCGCTTCTTGAGATTGTAATTGATAGGCAGATAGCGATTGAGACTTAGAACCAATAACCAAATCGACACTCTGAGGATTCAAGACATCGATTTTTTTCTCGATAATTTGCAAACGCTCGATTCCTGAAAGAGGAGCATTCAAAATTGGGTGGGTATTACCGATTTTAAACTTCGCATATCTAGAGTCAATCAGATATCTCTCGACTGCTGAAACCGTCCACTTCGCTAATGCGATTCTTTGGTTTCTTAAATACTGAAGTCCTCTATTTTTTAAGACTTGAGGGTTGTCGATTTCTGTCCAAATAACAGGTTTTCTGATAACACCAAACTTGGCTACAAGTTCAGCATCTTCAAGCCATATCTTGCCACCGTTGACCGATGAGATATCGATTTGTTTCCTGGTAACATCGGGGCCTTGCTCTTCCTTGTTATCATTGCTTCGGTTTTGACTATTCTTCTCATCCGCTCCAATCGGCATGATTTGAGTTGCAATCCCGTCAAATGAAATTTCACGAGATGCAGACTTGATGTTTCTACCTAGTTGGATAGGCGATTCTTGATTTTCACCAACAGAAGATGTCCAGTCTAAATAGAATCCAGATTTGTCTCGTCTTAAAGTCAAATATCCGCCTATATTAGAGACGATTCGGTCTCTGATTGTATCCCAAGTTGATTCATATCCAAGATAGCGCCAAGGCTTGTCTGTCAAACTCTTGACCGTGACAGTTCCAAGATGGATTCGCTTGTAATCTTCTACTTGTGCATTATGCTGATTCAAGATTTCTCTCAAGTATGCTTCGGCGCCAGTGTTTTTTAGTTTTTGATAGTGTTGTGTACTGTCGTGCAAAAATGATAAAAAATCTTCACAAATAACCTCTTGAACAAATCCTGTGCTCGTCATTTTATTTGAAACGCTCAGAACCCTACCCTCAAATTCGACTTCCTCGTCATATAAATTCACAACCTGGACAATCGATTGGAAAGGGGTGAGTTTTTGATACAAATTATTTTGCATCGGAATAACGAAAGTGAACTCATTGATTGCATTCTGTGCTTGCTTGATAGATCCTGAAAGGATTTTATTACCTTGTCGAGAATACGGGCTATGAACAACCTTCTTTTTAGTAAAATCGGTATCCGATAACATTTCTCGAAAAGAGTTCCAAAAATATACTTCAAAACCTCCTCTACTACTCATGCCATCACCTCTGCATTGAATCTTAATGAAATCGTCCCATTCCCTTTGGCAGTAAAACGGTTAATACCTGGTTTAATAGATAAGACGAAATCTGTATTTTCACCTTTCTTAAACTTATATGTTTTACCTTTTTTATCAATCAATGTAATATCGCCGCTGCAGATGACTGTTGGACTAACAGAAGCATCCCCACCATTCACAAAGTAAATTTCTTCTCGGACGTCAATATCCCACTTGGTCCAATTTGAAAAATCGTTCTCGAAGTCGAATGTATCCCAGACATCGTCGAAGTAATTGTCAACATGAAATGCGAATGGATAGCAAATGAATACAATTGTAGCAATCAAATGCTTCTTTAGAGGGACATCTGTCACCTTAATGCTCTTGATCTTTCCGAGCCAATAATAACGCTTATCATGAGTGTCAAATAGCTGACTTTCTGATTTAGTAGTCATGCTTGATTTTATGAATCGCTCAGCTACTTTTCTATCAGGATAGTCCTTGTTTGGTAACTTGAATTCATAAGTAATTTCTCGTCTATCAAAGAAGACTTCTCCAAGAGCATCAGAGAAGTCTAAAACACCTTGTAGATAAGGGATTTGCTCCACAATCTCCTTTTTATCAGGAGTAGGAGCATCCCTACTTTGAAGATACCAACCGGCATCTTTGCTATTAAAATCACCGAACTGGATATATTCCTTAATTTGAGTAATCATAATCGATGCCGTCCTTTCAATGTTTGAATATTCCCTACTGCTTCATCGTAAGCATAAGCGGTACCACCAATGAGTGCTCCAGTATCCAAAACCATTGTCTGACCTTGTGCTACTTGCTCTCTCAATTCTGATAAGCTATCAATCACATCTGACAGTAGACTTGTTGAATGAGCAATATAGGCTTCTTGTCTGCTAGATGTTTCATCGATTGGCGTCTTGCCCCTCAACGTCTCAACCTTCAATTGGCTTGACATCGTAGCAGTAGCACCGGTCAAAAGATTCTTCGATTTCAAGCTAAAATCGTTGACATGGTCACGGATTGCATCTAAATGAGATGTAACACCGTTCATTGATGATTCAAGACCATCTGAAATTCCTAGACCGATTTGCCATCCGATATTCGAATAGTCATCGTTAATTACATCCTGGATAGTTCCTGCCATTCCAGAAATATTATCCATGACATTTCTCCAACCAGCCTGAATACCTTGATTAAGACCGGCCATAAGGGCTGAACCGTTCTCAATTAACAATCTTCTGTCGTACGAAACAGGACCTTTGTGGTCTTTGATCCATTGTGCCATATTTGACACGCTAGAAGTAATCTGAGACCAGCCTGAGTCGATACCAGATTTCAAACCAGCCATGAGGGCTGAACCGTTAGAATAAAGGTTGACTCCTCGTCCGATTTGAGAAAGAGTATTGTTTGCTGAATTCACAAAACCTTGAGTAGCGCTAACAAGTTGCTGTCCAGACACTCTCCAAACTTCAACCATCTGGCTTGCATTATTGCGGACGCTTTGCACGATTGAAATCATGCCGTTGTTCACGGCGATAAGAACTTGAGCCATGCTCGCTTGCATACTTGTAGCCATCAATGTGCCAGCTGTTTTAACTGATGTCGCCAAAATAAGGAACGAAGTCGGTGCACTTCCTGCCACAGCTGACAAGTTAGAAATCAAACTAGGGAATGTTGACAATGCAGTAGTTGCCAACATGGAAGATTGAGCAAACATCATCATTCCGTTACTGAGGATAGTCATGCCACTTCCTACCGCAGACAAATCAGAGCCGTACCCTGCTATTTTACCAACACCTAAAGCGACCGCCCCTAAAGAAGAAACCATATCACCAAGATTTGTGTTGGTAATCATTACCACACCCTCTGCTAAAGCCTTGAAGCCTTGACCTGCATTTAGTGAAGCGTTACCGATACTGTCAAAGATACCCGCTACACCGTCAAGCACATTACGAATAGCTGAGCCAAAAGACTCAACTACACTACCAGCGCTCTCTAAGATTGAGCTGACTTGTTCGCCAAACGTTTTTAGCAAATTTGTCAAACTGTCAATGATAGGACTAATCTGAGAGAACATATCGCTAAATGATGAAACAATATCTGCAATTGACGGAGCAATCGCAACTACCATTTCAGTTATAGCTGGAGCAAACGGAGCAATCGCTTCAACGATTTGAACGATAGCGTCAGCAATAATTTGAGATACTGAGACGAACGCATTACTTATAATCTCAACAATCGGAGTCACTGCCGTGGCAATTCCTGAAATGGCTTCTCCCAAGGCAGTAATGAATGGTGCTGCTGCTCCCATAGCTTCACCAAATGCAACGACAAGAGGAGAGAGTTGAGCTAAGGCACTTGTTACATTTGGAAGAACTCCTGAAACTGTGACGATAGCCTGAGCAAATGTGCTGATGATTGCAGTAGCGACAGTAGCAAATGCCTGGCCAACTGCGTTAATGATTGTAGCGACACCTTCACCTTGACTAGCAATGAGACTTAAGCCTGCAGCAATAATAGCAATACCAGCACCAATACCGACCGCTGCAATAGCAACTGCTCCGCCAAGCGCTAGGATATTGCCCATCCCTGCAGTTTTCAATGCAGCGCCAAAGGCTTTAATAACTGGCGCTAATCCAGAGAGGGCTATTTTGATACCTTGGCCAATCCCTGTAGCAGCCGTCTTGATTGCTGTTCCTGATGATTTAATAACGTTAGATAAACCACTGAAAATCTGCGATACAAGGCTTTTAGATTTGGTTGCGCCTTTTACGACTTCGTCTGCTCCTTCTTTTGCACCTTTAGCAAATAAGCCGAACGGATTGAAACTTTTTAGGAAGTTAAAGCCTTTAAATGCTAGGATTGCCCCTCCAACACCTGTTATCAGCCCCTTCCAAACGTCCGCACTAATTGATTGAGTTAATTTTGAAATCCAACTTACAATCACTGAAATAGCATTTACAACCTGACCAGCGGCTGCGCCTACGATATCCCAAGGAATAGCATCGCCTAACTTAGTCGCAAGATCAAGAGCTGCATCCGTCAAGTCTTTAAATGCTTGATAGGCGTTCTTGATTGCTCCTGTATTCTCAAAGGCTTCTAGTGCAAACTGAAAGGCCATAGCCATATTCTGGATGATGACGTTAACTGTTTGAATGACATTTCCTATCCCTTGGATAACATTGCCAAATCCATTGGATTCGCTTGTCAGTTCTTCAAAGAGTGACTGGATTGTCACGACTACATCTCGAAAAGTGTCCTTGATTGTGTCAAAAATACTTTCATCAACTCCAAGACCAGTAAATAATGATCTAAACCCTTCTTCAACTTTCGGCCCTGCTTCAGCCATTGCCACTTCAATAGCTTGAGGAAGCTGACGCATGATATTTCCTACCATTGGCACGAAATTTCCCAAAAGGAAGGTTGATGTAGTAGAAATGAGTGTCTTCAGAGATGGCCCAACATCCTCGCCAAGTGAAAGATTGGCTAAAAAGTTGGAGGCTGATGCCTTCATTGCAGCAAATGAACCACTGAAAGTAGTTTCAGCCTCTTTTGCAGCAACTCCAGCCACTCCCAAGTCTTTTTGGACAAGATCGATAGCCTCTACGATATCGGCAAAGTTGTTGATATCAAACTTCTTACCCATCGCTTTTTCAAGCTTGCTGGCATCTTTAAGAAGCCTTTGCATTTCTTGTTGAGTACCACCATACCCTAACTTGAGGTTGTCCAACATGGTGTAGTTGCCCTTGGCAAATCCTTGGTATGCCATTTGGATTGAACCGATGTCAGTACCCATTTTAGCCGAGTTATCGGCCATAGCCATGATTGCCTTGTTGGCTGATTCTGCAGCCTTCACGGCATCACCACCAAGCGCCTTTTTTAAGCTGGCACCAAAAGAAACTGCCTGCTCTGCGTATGTATTAGCTGAAATCCCTGCGGATGCTGCAGCGGTCGCATATCGTTTCATGGTATCTTCTGCGCCTGTATAAAGCGTATCAATACCACCGAATGATTGCTGAAGCTTGGCTCCTTCGTCCAAAGCTGTAGAAAATACACCTTTGACAGCACTTCCCAAAGACTGAATCCCTGAAATAAGCGCACCGCTTACGATATTAGCACCTAGCACTGATTTAAACACTGAACCTAATCGCTCTCCGCTTTCAGACAACCCTCCGACCATGCCCTTTAACCGTGCGACTCCTGATTGAGCTTTGTCGCCATCCATATCAACTTGAATGACGACCTTACCATCTGCCATTTTGCTACCTCCTTTCTATTCCATGTCGTAATCATAATCATCATCTTCATCATCGTACTCATCAGAATCAGGTAAAGCATATTCTTTCTTCAACTTCATCATTTCATCGATGTAAGTTTGAGAATCGCCCTTTCTTGGCTTGTACTTCCTAATTTTGATGACTTCAACGAATTTAGTGCCTTCTGGCAATCCTGATAACAGGGCATTAAACTTCTTCCAGTGTAGTTTTCCTCTTTGCTCAAGCAAATCAATTCCGTATGCTTGCATGAAACTCGCATAGATGAAATCGCCATCTAATGAAATATCATATACAGGCGGTTCCTTGCTTTCAGCAGAGGACTCTTTTTGCATCACATTTCCTGCCAGGTCGTACTCAACCGATACATCTTTCAGTGACTTCAACTGGATATGTTCTTCAAAAATCTGTTGGAAGACATCCATGGTATCTTCAATCGATAATGAACCAAATCCGTCTCCAGCAAGCATTTTCAAAGCAAAAAAAGGTTTGACGTTTTCTGGAATTTCTTCATCACACCACATTTCAAAGAGTCTAATGATATTATCGAAGGACATATTGAGAGGGTAGACCTTATCACCAACAACCAACTCATCTGTCAATTTTCGTGATAGATCTAGCATAATTAACCCTCTAAATATTTCTTGATTGCTTTTTCAGAATGTCGGTTTTCAAATTCGGTAACAATGCCACGGATCGCTTGAATTAGATAATAGATTGTGTCCGTTGTTGTTTCTCCTGAGAATTTATAGACTTTTTCAAAAGCTTCTTCATCAAACAACTCTGTCCAACTATCTTTTGACGCTTGATAAGCTTCTTTGAAAGCTGACTCATCATCGGCTTTTTCCAGCTTTTTAGCACGTTTTTCAAGATTCTGACCGATTGTTTTCATGCGTTTGATATTTTCATCATTCGCTACATATTCAAGCTGGAACTCTCCAAAATCAACAGGGATGATATTGCTTAGCTTTTTAATTACGACCATTGTTTTTCTCCTTTTTTCAAAAATAAAAAGGCGTGATAATTCACGCCTTTAGATTATCCTGGTACTACAGTTGATTTCTTAGGTTTGCGAATCCAAGAAATCTTGAATTTGATTGTTTCAAGCTCTGACGCTTCACCATCTCCAATTTCAATTTCAGAAAGACGGGCCAATCCCTCTTTTTGAGTTTTGCCATCAGACGAAACTTCCTTATACCAAACAACGAGATCATCACCGACCTCATCTTCTTTGTCAGCAACAAAGTTCTGGGCCTTATCTGAGTAATCACGATGCCCTTCAAAAGTGCGTCCTCTTGTTTTAGAAACAACAATTTCTTCCTTGGTTCCGTCGCCGTCGAAGTACGCAGAATCGTCTGTTTCTTCGTTATTCTCTGGTGAAGATGACTTCAGACCTTTAGCAAGCCAGAGGTATTCCTCTGAGGTTGGCGGAGTGTCTGGAGTAGCTTCTTTGTAAGGTCCAACGTAGTGTTTTCGTAGTGCGTTTTTATTTTTTGGCATTATTCTTTCCTTTCAATTTCAAGGCTGGCAGTTACGTCCAGCAAGTAAATGTAAAAGCCTTGCTCGTCTAAATCATTCAAGTAAGGCTTGTCGACTTTCAGACCTAAGAACTCGTAAGAGCCATTCTTGCTTGGCAATTCTAGGTCCTGTTTTGATAAGGCAGCGTTAATCTGCCACAATGTATTATTGTTTAATTCCTGATCTCGTGACTTGATAGCAATTTCAAAAGGCAAGCTGACTGTTTGAGTTCCAGCCATGTCCTCGTCTACAACCTCTCCTCCTGCTAGAGGGAATACTACTAGTCCCTCTTTCTCAGTTAAATAATCAAGTTTAGACGGGATTTTTTCTTGAATGCCCTTGATATATTCAAGTAAGACCTCTGCAAAGTCATTATTTTGGTTCATTTCAATCCCATCGCTTTCAATCCGACTTCAGCCCACTTCTTAGAGTGTAGGGCTGCGGCTTTTTTATCCCACCTTGGACCAGTTCCAGGCGTTGGCCGTTGGCTCAGCAACTTCTCTTTATTAGCAAAGAAAAACTTCCTTTGCTTTTCTGAAAAGAAGCCTTTCCGCTTTTTGCCATAATATAGCAATCGTGCGTAAGGGGCGACATAAATTACTGCGTCTTGTCGAACATGTCCACTAGCTCTCAATATCCCTTTTCTTTTTGGAACAAAGGGCTCCATGTCAAGCATTGCCTGGTTAGCAATAGCTAGTTGTCCTTTTGCAAAATTCTCTGGAGATACTTTCTTCTCGACACCTTTTAAGTCAATCTTGACACTAGCACCGCCCATTAGATCACCTCAATTTCATAAGCTAAAAGCCTACTTGTCAAAGGATGATACTGAGGGATGATGTTTTTAACAACGTAGCTGACTCCGTCCTCTTCGACGATGCCACCGATGAAGCTCTTATCGAGCGACACAGGGCAGTATTGATGATACACAATCACGGTTGAGGAATTGTACTCACTACGATGATTACCACTCCCAGAATGAGAGTAGGACCTGTCGAATTTACAAGGGGATAATAAAAGGGGTTCGGAATAGGTTTCTTTCCCCCAATCATCCTCTCCGATTGACTTCTTGATAGTCACAGAATCAGGTAGCATTCTTTTATCTATCATAATCAACCCTCATAAAGCCAAAGCCAGCCATTCTAAGCCAGTTTTCTGTGTCCTTGGATAAATTATACCGCTCAGCCACTGAAAGCGAGCCTGAGCCGTTCTGTGAGCCTGTGCGATAGCTTACCGACGTCCGCCCGACTGACATACTAGCAATAGACTGCTTGTCCTCTGCCGTCATGACTCCTGAACTGTCTAAATAAGCTATCTGATAAGCCGTAGCGAGCTTGACCGCTTTCTTTCGTGCCTCGTTGTCGCTATCAAAGCTATTCAAGAAATAAAAATCTCTTGTGAAAGCATCGATGGCGAGTTTAGCACGCTTCAAAAGCTTGTAAAAGTCGCCCTCGCACTCAAAACCAAGCTCAGTGAACTCTTCTTTAGTTAGATAAGACATCAAATCACCTCCTTAAAAGGTGGATGTCTCCACCTCAACTAATTCCTCGTCAAGTTCCTCAACGAGTTCTAAACAATCAACTAGTGCGTTGATTTCCTGCGCTTCGTATTTATCCAAGTCATACACCTGACCTTTATCAAAATGACGGTCAGACTTAGCCAGATAAACGTTCAGCTTTGCCTGATACTTAGCCATTCAATACCTCCAAAAGCTCGTCTTTTGTCTTGTTTGAATAGCCTTCAAGCCCTCGCTCTTTAGCAAGAGCTTTCAGCTCAACCAAGGTAAGGTCAGCGAGTTGATGAGTAGCAAGTAGCTCTTTAAGCTCTGCCTCGTCAACCACTTCTTCAAAGCCGTCAGCGACTAACTGTGCTTCAAGCAAGCTACCTTCTTGGACTGTGTAGACCTGGTTCAATTTTTCATACTTCTTCATGGATTACCCCCTTATTAGGCTTTGTGAGAAACGTAGACACCGTCTTTCTTAGTATCTAGGACGAAGAGGTCATGATACAAACGGTTTTGGTATAAGTATCCGTCGCCTTCTGTATGTTGACCAGGTGCGAAAAG